GGCTGTAGTGAAGTCTGTCAATGCTCTTTCAATTGACGCTTCGGTAACGCACATTCTGTATCATCAAGACAAAGTAGATACAGACTTGTTGAAGGTTCGCTTTTGTCGATTGCCTTCTCGGTATTCCCATAGTTATTGCTAACTATGCTTACTCCAGATCCATCAGCTATCTTTCAAGCATCTTCAAGGAGGTCTGACAAACTCAGACAACAAATTTTTACTATATATTAGGTATTGATTGTGAGGATATTATTTGGTTTTGACGTTGTGTCTGTTGATATTGAATATGTTTTCAGTAGTTCCGTGTTCAGAGCAAAGAATGAATCGAATTCAAAGATTGTCCAATCACCGTGTTTTTTAGAGGTATAATACACGAAATTATCACTAACCCATGTTAGTTTGCTTTGTACAGCAACATAACGACCCTTACGATTAAACTTCATAAACAGAAGATTAACATCGTGTGGATCAGCTACGTCCATGAGTTGATCTAGCCAAGCGTCTATTACTTTACAATCCCCTGTAAGTAACAGATGAAACGGAAAATCAGCATAAAATTTGCACTCTATATTCATTCGTTTGAATGATTGACCGGGTACAACATCGCCCTTAAAAGAACGAATTTGACCCTCATGCAAGACTTCTTTGCGTATTTGATTTTTACCGCCCACATAAGCACCAGAGCCCGGAGCACGGATGAATGATTCACCGTACTTCTCTGATAGATATTTAGCGACTTCTCGCTCAAAACCGGAGCCTTTAGCTTTTTGTGGACTTGTCATAGACATATACTTATCATGTATTATTGCAACCTATAATTTATTCTACGTCTACCGCAGTATTATAGCTTGTAAAGCCGTTTTCTTTCACAACCTTAAGAACATTTGGTACACGACCTGCTAGTTCTTCACGGTGTGAAACAAGCCAAATAGATTTTTGTCGTCTACGTGACATGTCTTTGAGAATCGCTAAACTGTTCTCAACACCCATAGTGTCAAGACCCGAGTCAATCAATTCATCAATGAACAATGTGTTGATTGGACTGTATAATGATTCCCAAACATCACGGAAAGCAAAACTCAAGCCAAGAATCAATCGATTGCGTTCACCTCGACTCAAGTTATCAAAGTCAAGTTCACGACCTAATTCTGTAATCTCAACTTGTAAATCATTCTTAAAGATAACTTGATGAGGTAGACCGATCTTGTCTAAATAATGTGTCAGTCTTGCGTTTAGATAACTCAAGTTCTGGTCAATAATCTTCTTACGAACAAAACTATCTTTGCTAGTTAACAAATCTAACAAGAACTTTTGATGTTCCATTGTTCGTGTTAACACATTGATAGCTTCAAAATCAATTGCTTGAAGTGCTTGTGTTTCCATCTCAACAACTTGTTCACTATATGGATCAGTTTCTTGTGACTTGTTATCAATTTGATTTAGAATGTTAGCAACCTCACTTGAATGTTTAATTGCCTCTGCCTCAGTGTCATAATGCGTAATAGGTTGAGGAGCTAGAACAATTGCGGACAACTCACTTAATTGTTCACTAAATGGATTAGACTCTTGTTTTTTAGTTTCCCAAACATTCTTTAAGTTAATTACATCACCGCTGTGACGAATAGCTTCTGCTTCTGTTTTGTATTTTGGAGTAGGCTTAGTGCCTAATTCAATAACCAATGACTGATTGATTGACAATTTACTCTCAAGTTCAATCAACTCAGCTTTTGTATTTTCAAGTACAGTAGTCTTTTCTAATGTGACCTCTAAATGTTTATCGTCATGGAAGTCTTGACCACAGGCATAACACTTATGATCCTCAAGTTCTTTAACTTCCCGAACCAATTTATCAATTAATTTTTTTTCTTTTGTAATACTTTTGGTTAGGGTATCAATTATCGTTGCTATAGATTTTTGTTCAGCAGAATCGTGTAGCCAATCTTTTAAGTCAGTCCATGCTTTAAGTTCAGCTTCAATGTCATACTCATTTTTAAGCAAATAGGCTTTGTGTGCGATTGAAACATCGGTATCGTGTTTTTGTTGCCAAGCAGTAGAACGTGCAACTAATGCATTGTACGTATCCTGTGCTTCTTTTTGTTTTGTCCAAACATTTAAGTCTTTGTGTGCTTGTAGCTCTACTTCGATATTGATTTTACTTAATTCATCATATTGAAGGGCTAAACTAGTTAAATCATCATCATGCTTCTTTAGCCACAATGTTTGTCTGCGCTTCAGTGCATCAATTTGTTCCTTGACACGCTTGTTAGCTTCTTCAATGGCTTTAACACGGAATTCTTCACTTTGAATATCATCTTTGCTTTTACGAATCATTTCTTTAATGACTTCAGCCTTTTCAGATAGTAACGTGATACCCATTAACTGTTCAATAATATCTTTTTGTTCGTTATTCTTTAACGCAAGGAATGGTTCACTGTATGTATTCAATACAACAATGTGACGGAACATGTCGGCTGACATATTAATAACTTTTTCAATTGCAGCCTGTGTTTCTTTGTTCTCACCTTGCTGATCCTCAGAAGCTTTATCCTGAATATCATTAACATAGAATTTCAGCACATTGGGTTTACGACCACGTTCAATCTTATAGTTAGTACCATTGACATTGAAAGTCAATGTAACCATCATGGCTTTACCATTTGTACGATTAACTAAATTATCTTTACGAATGTTATTAATGGGTGTACCAAACAATGCGTAGGAAAGACCTTGAATCAGTGTTGTCTTACCTGTGCCATTACGAGCACCGTCACCGCCTAAGTCTAAGTTCTCACCTAGAATAAGTGTTAAGTCTTTTTTGTCAAAGTCTACTGCTTGCGTTACTGCACCGATAGATAAAAAATTTCGTAATGTAATGTCTTGTAATGTAATCATAGGTTATTGTAAATGTCCAAAAGAATCTTCTTATCAAAATTATTTGATTCAATGCTATTAATTTGGTCAATAATAATTTGGTCTACACTTTCAAACTTAAGTCCGTCAGCAGTTTGACCGTTCTCATTTGTTTCTACTTTCATAGGTATCAATGCCATCTCTCTTAGTTTATGCTCTGGTATCCAAGTTTCACGTAAGAAGTTGGCTTCTTCATATGAGATTTCAATGTCAAGATGTACTCGTACATGGCTATCAATTAATAGCAAGCCTTCAGGGTTTTCTAAGATATCACTTAGTTTATGTACACGGAACACGGGTTGTCTAGGCCAAGTATGAAAGACGGGCTCAGTTCCCCATTCCAATATCATCATGCCACGTGCGTCATCGCCTGCGTCAGCATAGTTATGAGGGAAAGCATTACCGATGTACCAAATGTTCTTACGTGCCTGTCGTTTATGAAAATGACCACTGAATACTTTTTCAAATCCAGTCATATGGTCTTCATTAATCTCACCATGATCGGGCATCTCTACCATTGCGTTCATATAGAATCTTGGAAGTTCTAAGTGACCAAACATATATTTGCCACCCATCTTTTGTAATTTCTTGTAATCATCATGCACAAGCCAAGGTGCAATAACTACATCTCCTTGTTGGAAGAAGTTGTTGATGATTTGTACGTTTGGTAGATGTTTAGCCCACTCAACGCTATGAATGTCCCTACGGTCACGATAATAAAGATCGTGATTGCCTGGTATAAAATATACAGTATCAAAGTTAGCACTTAGTTTCTCCAATGCTTGTAATCCAAATTGTAATGTATGAATGTTGATGCTTGCTCTATGATGATTATAATCACCTAAGAAGAAACAAGTCTCACATCCCTCACTCTTTGCTTTCTTAATGAACCAATCTACGAAATCAGAACAGTCTTGGTTGTGTTGTAAGCTGTTACTCTTCAATCCAAAATGAATGTCAGTGAACACAGCGGCTTTTTTAAAAAGGTTACTCATTTATCTATTATATAATAAAGCCGTTACATATAGCAACGGCTTTGGTTAAATTATTCTTCGTACACCGTTGACACTGTGCCACCGGATCCTTGTCGTGACCAACTAGGGTTTAGACCATTCATTTCTAAAATGTCATCTCTAATGTTTTGATTACGCTTTTCGGTATTCAACACACGACAGAAACTATTAGTAATAGCGGCAGTGTAATAAGCGAATGGGTTAGCACTTTTAGCCTCATTGAAACGTAGACCAACATAAGTTAGTTGTAAGATGGCACTGTTACGCATCTCATCGTTGTATGTGTACCCACGCCAATTATATTTCATTGCGTATTTTTCGCACATCATAATGTACATACGGGCTAATTTGTTAGTAACTTGCCCGTGATCCTTACTGAATTCACCTGTCTCTAAATCACCTTTCCAATGACTCTTGCCTACGCAATAGAATGTATTGTTACTGTCAATTTTGTAATGTTGGAATGGGGGGAAGTTAACTTTGACATGCACCATGTCGTCAACTTCAGCTTTTGTTGTAGTATCTTCTAAGTCAGCAAAAATCGCATCTGGATCGACCTCTTCAAATTCAAAGATATCTTTAGCTGTTTTCTTTTTAACTGTCTTACGGGGCTGTTTTGGAGCAACCGGAACGTGATCCCAATTCATTACACGAAACACTAAATCTTTTATTTCAATTGAATCGGGACTAACTGCATCTTTGGAACCCTGTTCTAAACTAAGACGTAAAGCACGTGTTTCTTTTGCCTGTTGAATTGTTTCTGGCTTGAAAGCATACTCTAAACTATCTTGAATACTTGACTGTGGCATATCTACGATGTAGTCATATATATGATAACTTGGATTTACAAAGTAGCAATATGAATTCTTGCTCTCATGTATTTCTTTTAAAATATCTTTATTATTTAGGTAATTGACAGGTTTTCTTGATGGTAGGGACATAATTCTCCGTTATTGTGTTGATGTAAGTATAGCATGATTGTTGCAGAATAGCAACTGTTTTGTGAGAGAAAGGGTAAAAATAGCTCTTTTTTATTTAGCTAAATATAAGTAAGGATAACAACATATTATGGCAACGTGGACACCTACCGATCTGACTAACCCCGAGTTTGTAAGAACTAAGCTAACACCATTGGATAGAGCCAATGCGTTGCAAACTATGAGGACTAACCTCACAGGCATTCAATCGGCTCTGGGAAGAAATCGGACGGCATTGGCAGCGGCTGAAGAATTAACTAACGGTCCACTATCATTCGGAACAGTGAGAGATGCCCGTCGAGCCGCACAAGATGCTCAGGCGGCGGGCGCCGCAAATGCAGCCGAACTTCAAGTAAAATTTGAAGAATTACAAGCACAACGATCAATTCAATCAGCCAACGCAGACAAATATCGTGCCCTTGTTCAACAAGGTGAAGAAGCAATAAGAACAGCGGAAATAGCAATTGCTACTCTTGAGGCTGCAGGGGCAGTGCCGCCCGGGACAAATCAAATCACCCCTCCGGAAGGTTACACAGAACCCATAAATCCACCGCAAGAAGTTCAACCTGATCAAAATCCAAATGCAGATCCTAATTTAGCTCCTGAGACAACTCCGGGGACAGAAGTTCAAAATCCATTCCCTCCGATATCAGTTGATCCAAATACTGATCCTAACACAAACGTTGCAGGTGAAATCGGACAAGATATAACACCTCCGATAACTCAACCAACTATAGACCCAAATACTGATCCTAACACAAACGTTGCAGGTGAAATCGGACAAGATATAACACCTCCACTAACAAAACCAGAAACTACCGCAGGATATCAAACAGACACTGGGGATGGTGGGGATGGTGGCACAGGTTCTGCTTCTTCTGCTGCCGGCGGTACTGACAGGGGCGGAGCCTCAGGTGCATTAAATGAAACTCGCGGAGATGCTGTAAAAAAAGATGCAGAAAGTTTTGAAAAAGCAAAAGATTGGCGTGTTCGGTTGAGTCTAGCACCAAGCGCAAAGTATTTGTATAAAAACAAGGGTAATGAAGGCATACTAGGGCCATTGGCAGCAACAAACGGTGTTATATTTCCGTATACTCCTACTATAAGTGTAGTGTACGCAGCCAGTTATGATGCATCTGAATTAGTGCATAGCAATTATAAGATTTATAATTATAAGAGTAGTAATGTTGATACGGTAACTATTACCGGTGACTTTACTGCACAAGACACAAATGAAGCTAACTACTTATTAGCTGTAATTCATTTCTTCAAATCTGTGACAAAAATGTTTTATGGACAAGATCAAAATCCAAGAAACGGTACTCCTCCGCCATTAGTTTATATGAGTGGAATGGGAACATTTCAATTTGATAACCATCCATTAGCAGTAACAAACTTTACATACAGCTTGCCAAATGAAGTAGATTATATTCGTGCAGGCAGTGCAACAACCGAACCCGGAAGTTCTACTGCTGGTCAAGTACCAGTAAATAACACAGATAGTGCATCGGAGGCAAGAATTCAGGCATCTGGATTGGGACCCAAAACTCCTAACTTTCAACGAGCACAAGCAACAATTAACAGTAACGCAACATATGTACCTACAAAAATGCAAATAGTAATAACATGTATACCAATTGTCACTCGCAATGACATTAGTAATAACTTCAGTCTCAGAGATTATGCAACTGGTGCATTGTTGCAAGGTAGTAAACGCAACGGCGGAGGTATTTGGTAATGGCACTTAATAGTTTATATCCAGCAACAAGCCCGTACTATACAACGGGTGTAGTTAATAACAAATTTCTAGATGTGATGGTAGATAGACCTATCCCTAAATTAGCTAGTGATAGATACTGGACTATCACATCACAATATAATCTGCGCCCCGATTTGTTAGCGTATGACCAATATGCTAATCCTAAACTATGGTGGGTGTTTGCTAGTAGAAATCCAAACACATTACAAGACCCTTTCTTTGATTTCACTACTGGTACATCAATATATCTTCCAGAGAATTCTACTTTAATTTCAGTGTTGGGATTATAAAATGGCAGATTTAAAATCAGTTACATCCGGACCTGGTAATAACCCTTGGGTATCGACTGGCACATATGGCGTAAACGAACTTGGCGCAAGATATTTTCCTAATAGTAAAACCGACTTTTCTATTCAAAACATCATATACAAAGGTAACCCTATAACTATTAGCGGTCCGTATGACAACGTAATAGATAAATTAGGTAAAGCACAGAATACTGCAGGCGAAGATCCAGCATATTGGAATGAAATAATTAATGAAGTAACAACTCAGAATAGTGAATTAATATCACAATATAATCAGCTAAACCCACCTCCCCCTTCTGAACCTATTCCACCTGCCACCGAGAATACTCCCAATCCAAATAATCTAGGTGGAACACCCGCTGATGGTGATTTGAGCTATGATCCTAATGCCGCGGCACAAAATGCTAATAAAGCTAATTTGCCTACTGTTACCGGCAGTAATGAAATGGAGACAATGAATGACAGTTTTGCAGGAAAAACACAGGCAGGATCGTCAAATACTACAACGACTACTCCAGTACAAAAGAATGTAGGAAAAGATCCTAAACCAGGCACACGATTAAAAAACCCTTTAGGTAACTTCAGTAGTTACACATATCAACTTAGTTTGTATATGATAACGCCTGACGCACATACAGCATTTGTTGCAAATGGCAGAAAAGATATCAATGCTTTTGCTAAATCCGGTGCTAACTCTGGTAGTGGTGGAGCATACTTAATTCTTCAAAGCGGAGGAGTTAACAACACACTAAATCAGCGTCCACCTGGAATGAATTTAGATTATTACATTGACGATTTAAGAATTACAAATGTAGTATCAACAAAGCAAACAGCTACATCAAGTAATATTACAAAAATTACTTTTAACATTGTTGAGCCAATTGGGTTTTCATTTACTACTAAATTAAAACGAGCACGTGAGGCATTACTAAAAACTAGTAAGATACCAAACATTGCAAAAGCTACAAATGCAAGTAAACAATTCTTTGTGTTAGGTATAAGATTTCAGGGATATGATGTAAACGGAGAACTAGTAAATGCCAGTAAGTATTTTAGTGATGATACATTTAATACTAGTCCTGATGCCAGTGGTGTTTATGAAAGATTCTATGACATATTATTTGAAAAGGTTACTTTTAAATTGACAGGAGGCTCAACTGTTTACTCAGTTACAGCTAAAAATATTGCATCTGAAGTGGGATTACATGTTGCTAGGGGTACAGTTGATGCAAACATTGAAGTAGTATCAGATACAGTTGGTGGAGCATTAAATGGTTCAGGACAAGGGGTAACTAGTTTATTTCAAACAATGAACAATAATATGAAAAAATCTGAAGATGCAAAAAAAAGAGAATTTCCAGATCAATACGCAGTTCGATTTGTTGGCTTAGGCTCAGATAATATTAAAGACGCACAATTAAAAAGTGAAGCAGACATGGATAAGAAAAGATCATCACCTGGTCCTGCAAATAATGCAAATCAAGTTAATGATGCAACTGGACAAAGTGTTGCATATGATAAACAAAAAATAAAAATTAGCATTACTCAAGGTATGAGTGTATTACAAGCAATTGAAAAGATAATCAAACAAAGTACATACATGACAAATGCATTGGAGACATTGTTTGTTAGTGAAGAAACTCCCAATGCTAATACCGGATCACCCAATATAAAAGAACAAAAAGACCCTCCAAGATTACGATGGTACAATGTCAGTCCGGAAATTGAAGTAATTGGATTTGACACAAAGATAAATGATTTTGCTTACAAAATAACATATGTAATTCAACCATACGATACTCCTGCCGCAACAAGTCCATATGGTAGAGCCGCAAAATATTATGGACCTCACAAGCGATATGATTATTGGTACACTGGAAAGAACAGTGAAATATTAAGCTATGAACAACAGCTTGATAATGCATTCTTTAACATAACATTTAATCCTAATGGAGATCCAGCCGCATCTGGTGGAAACGCTAAAGTTGCTCAGTTAGGTAACAAACCTACGACACAAGATAGAACAGGTAGAATTACTCCAGGTGCAGAAGCAGAAAATACTTATATGACTAGCTTATTTGACCCTGGTTCATATGCACAAGCAAGAATTCAAATTTTAGGTGATCCTGATTATCTAATGCGTGAAACTGCCGCCGGGGTTAATGAAGTATACAAACAATTTTATCAAAGTGATAATTTTACTATTAATCCAAATGGTGGACAAGTTTTTATTGAAATTGCATTTAATGAAGGTATTGATTATGATAACAACAACGGTACATTATCAATCAATGATAGTATATTCTTTTGGGATTATCCAGAAAGCGTCCGCTCAGGGCCTAATGCCTTAAAGGGTGTTAGTTACCAAGTGCGTGAATGCGAGAGTGTTTTCAAAGGTGGTAAGTTTACACAGACATTACAATTGCAAATCAATGAGATGCCAGATGCAATCGAGGCAGCAGAAAAAGCCGCAACTGGCACAAGAGAGACAGCAGCCGCTGGTACTATTAACTCACCATTACTACCACTTAACACCGAGCGTACAGGATTATCACAAGCCGGCGATACTCCTACTCCGGGAACAAATGTTAATAACTCGTCTTCTGGTACTGGTCTAAAAAGTTACACATTAACTAGACCGGGTAATAATTTACAAACAGTACCAGATGCTGACCCCATATCTCCGTTAACTGGAACTACTACAATTGGATCTATTTTTACCAATAATCCTAATAACCCAACCGTAGCCAATGACGACACCGTTGCAGACGCCGGCAGCACTACTTCTGGATTTGCAAACTCATCTGACAATGAGGGTAGAGAAATATCTAATACAAATAATATCACTCCAACCGACACCCGTACGGGTGTTGTATAACAAGAGAATAAAATATGGCAACTAATGTATTCAAACCCAGAGGAGCAACAAGCGCATCTAAACCAGATGCAGGCGGCGCAGTATTACGCTCAGTACCAGTATTTGGTGTAGTTAAAGATAACATCGATCCTATTCGTTCTGGTCGATTGCGTGTCTATATTGCTGAGATGGGTGGACAAGATCCCAATGATGCAGACTCATGGATAACAGTTAACTACATGACTCCCTTCTATGGATTAACTCAAGGTGATGCACCTAAAGAAGGATACGGAACATACTTACAGAATCAAAGTGCTTATGGTATGTGGTTTGCACAGCCTGATATTGATACGACTGTAATTTGTTTATTCATAAACGGTGATCCTGAATATGGTTATTGGATTGGGTGTGTACCTGAGCCAGAGGCATTATATACAGTGCCTGCTATGGGTTCTGCTGAGACAGTAGTTGTTAATGCAAATGAAGGTAACAGTTACGGTGGTGCAACAAAACTACCGGTAGCTAACATTAATAAAAACAATCAGGCAATTAATGAATCACCTACATTCTTTAATCAGCCAAAGCCAGTACATAGTTATCTTGCTGGTGTATTAAATCAACAAGGTTTAATCAGAGACACAATTCGAGGTACGATAGGCACATCAGCACAGCGTGAAACACCAAGTCGTGTTGGTTGGGGTGTAAGTAGTCCTGGTCGCCCTATCTACGAAGGTGGATTTACAGATGAGACTGTAGCAGATGCGGCAAATCAAGGTAGCCAACAAACAGGGTTAAGAGTAGTAGCACGTAGAGCAGGCCATTCTATTGTAATGGATGATGGTGACTTAATTGGTCGTGACCAATTGATAAGACTGCGTACTAGTTTAGGACATCAAATATTAATGAGTGATGATGGTCAGTGCTTGCACATCATTCATGCTAACGGACAAAGTTGGGTAGAGTTGGGTAAAGAAGGTACGATTGATATGTACGCTACTAACTCAGTTAATATCAGAACACAAGGTGATTTGAATCTACATGCTGATAACAATATCAACATGCATGCCAAGAAAGATTTAAACATCTATGCTGAAAATATTACAACAAATAGCGACAAGAAAACTAATATCAAAGTTGGAACTGACTACGCTACATCTGTAAATGGCAAAACAACATTAAAATCAACTGGTGCAATGAGTTTAAAATCGTCTGGTGAAGCAAGTTTTGCTAGTACAAATAATACATTCATCAATGGTAAGAAAGTAAACTTGAACACAGGTGAAGCATCAACAATACCAGAAGATGTTAAACCAATACCAACAAATGCACATACTGATACATTGTATGATTCACAAAAGGGTTGGGCGGCAGCGCCGGCGGCATTATTAAGTATTACTAGTAGAGCACCCTCTCATGCACCATGGGCTGCTGCAAATCAAGGTGTTGATGTTAAGATTAACAATGATGCAGATGCTAACTTCCCAAGTAACCCGTCTCCGGCGGTACAAGCGGCAAACAATACAACAACTACTCCAACCGCCCCAGTCAGTGCTAGTGTAGCATCAACAGTTCCTGTTACAGGAGCAATAAGTGGAGCACTAGACAAGAATGCAACAACTGCTATGGTAGGACAAGTTGCAACAATTGCACAATCTGTTCCCAATGTTGCAGCCGCAATTAAGAATGGTGCAGGGGTAGTAACATCAACAATTAATGGTGCTGTGCAAAATATAGCCGCAATTGGTAAAATGGCTCAATCACCTCAACAACTTGAAGCGGCTGGTGTACTTAAAGCAGGCGCGGGTGTACTTGTCTCTAACTTAGTTCAAGGTGGTAAGACAGTGCAACAAGCGTTGACTAGTAATATGTTTGCTGGCAAACCCGGAGCTGAAAACTTAACAAACTATTTGAACAATCCAACTGCTCAAGTAGCCACACAGGTAGCTAACTTTCAACAATCACAAGCACAATTAACTCAAGCTGGATTAATTACAGGTAAAGAAAGTGCAGGACAACTTGCGGGTATAGTAACAGCCGGCGCACTAGCAGGACCGGCGGCCGCAGTCAATGCAATTAAGTCAGCAGCCGGCACGTTAGGTCAATCAATTACAGGACCAATTGCTAACTTAGGTGGCGCCGCTAACAAACTATTAGGCGATGCAGCCAGTCAATTAGGAGCAGGTAACTTTGCAGGCAACTTAGCAAGTACTGTTACTGGAGGATTAAGTTCTATTGCGGGATCATTGAACGGTTTAGCAAAGAGTTTAACAGGTGGTGCAGAGAGTTTATTGAATTCTGCTAAAGGTATTGCAGGATCTGCATTTGCGGCAATTAAAAATTCATTCCCTACATTGACAGCAGGTGTACCACAGAATCTTAAACAGATTGCAGACCAAGCTACAGCAGCCGCACAGAATTCTGGAACAGAATTGCAAGCAAGTGTTACACAAGCAGCCAATTCATTCAATGTTTCAGGTGCAAATGCAGCCTCTATCGCATCGGGAGCGGCATCTTCTGCTATAAATGGTGCAGCCTCTAGTGTTAATAATTTAGTAAATAGCGCAGGAGCAGCCGTTACAACAGCCGCAAATGCAATACAAGCAGGATTAACAAATGGTGCAAATTCACTATTACCTGCATCGGTGTCTACTGGTTTAGGTAACTTACCGGGAGCACAAAAGGCAGTAGCTTCTGTTATAAATAATGCAAAAGGTGCACTGAATACAATACCAGGTACTGCTGGAATAACAGCGGCTTTAGGACAAGTTACAGCGGCATTGGGATCAGGTGCCGCATTAGGTAATTTAGCCTCTGGATTACTAACATCACTTAAGAATCCCGGTGCTTCGTTACAAGCGTTGGCCTCTGCCGGATTGCCCGCTGGTGCCGCGGCACAATTGAATTCTGCAATAAGTTCATTGAACTCAGGTGGCGCATTACCAATCAAACTACCGGTAATTAGTACCAACACAGTAGACAGAACAAATATCACAGCACAAATTGGTGCGGTGTTTGGTAGTTCAAAGATTCCTGTACCAAACTATAGTGGTAATCCTGCATCAACTGGGGAAACTGCGGGTACTTCTGCGGCTCAAAAACTTATACAAAAACAAGAAAAAATTAAAGATTTTGATACTAGAATTGCGGCTATTCTTGTTGAAGCAAAAGCAAAGCGGGCAGAATTTGACACGGCTGTAGAGGCTCACGTGGAGGCAAAAAATAACTTACCTGCAGGAGATCCAGCAATTGAAAGCACTTTAGCAATAGCAAAAGTTTTAGCAGAAGAACTGAAAACTATCAGAAAAAGAGGTTATGATATAATAGATGAAAAGTACACATTTATTAATTCGGCTACCGCATAAATATAATATAGGATAAAATATGCCAACATATATAGGTTTTTCAACAATCAATGCTAATAGACCCAGAACTACTAATGCCCCACCTGGTAGTTCAGGCGGTACAGGTAGCATGGTATATCCTATTATTCCGGGTAAAAAATTCAGAATGGTCGACGGTCCATTGGTATTAAGAGACTTTATCAACGCACTTAACATAAACAAAGGTGAAAAAGTGGGTCAACCCGGTTATGGAACTAATATTTGGTCTTATATCTTTGATCCAAATGACGCTGACACTCAGTTTAGAATTCAAACTGAAATACGACGTGTTGCCAGTTCAGATCCCAGAATATTATTAAATTCTGTCAAATCGTTTGTTCAACAAAACGGAATACTTTTAGAAGTAGAAGTTGCTATCCAGCCCTTCAATGATGCTTCTATTATTAATGTATTCTTCAACAACCTAACTAATCAAGCGTCTTTATCAACCTAAAAAACCGTTGTTTTCATTTAAGATAAATACTTAAAAGAGAACAACTATGGCCACAAGTTCAAGACAATCAGCATTATTCGGCGTTAACGATTGGCAAGCAATCTACCAAACGTTCCGTGAAGCCGACTTCAGAAGTTATGATTATGAGACCCTGCGTAAGAGTTTCATCGATTATCTACGTGCATACTACCCTGAAACATTCAATGACTACATTGACAGTTCAGAATTTATTGCCCTTATGGACGTTATGGCGTTTATGGGACAGGGTTTAGCATTTCGAAATGACTTAAATACCCGTGAAAACTTCATTGATACTGCTGAACGCCGTGATAGTGTTATCAAATTAGCTAACTTAGTAAGCTATAATCCAAAGCGTAATAACGCTGGTCAGGGTTATATTAAAGTAACAAGCATCCGCACTACTGAAAATATAACCGACATGAATGGTTTCAACTTAAGTAACCAAATTATTCTTTGGAATGATCCTGCAAATGTCAATTGGTTAGAGCAATTCAACACAGTAGTAAACGCTACGTTGGTTAATAGCCAAAGAGTAGGTCGTCCTGGAAATAGTGCTACCTTACTAGGAGTTAAGACTGACGAATACAGTATCAACATTCCACCTAACAGCTTGCCCATCGCTCCTTTTAGTTCAGTAGTTGATACTATCAACATGACCTTTGAATTAGTATCTGTTACTAGTTTGGGTGAAGATTATGTTTACGAGATTCCACCTGCACCAAGCGGCCGTTTTAACATGATGTATCGCAACGACAAATTAGGTTACGGTAGTCCAAATACAGGATTCTTCTTCTACTTTAAACAAGGTGGATTACAGGCATACGATTTTAACTTAGCACAACAAATTTCAAACCAAGTTGTAGACATTGATATTCAAGGTATCAATAATACAGACACATGGTTATATCAATTAAACACTGACAACGGCGGCAGTACACTTTGGAATCAAGTAGAAAGTGTATATGCTAACGCACAACTCCAAACAGAAACAAGCAACAAGAAAATCTTCAGTGTTGTCTCACGTTTCAATGACCAAGTCAGTTATACTTTTGGTGATGGAGTATTTTCCGAAGCACCAGTTGGAACATTTAGATCATATGTACGTGCAGGTAATGCATTAACATATACTATTGATCCTTCTGAAATGCAAGGTATTCAAGTAACGTTTCAGTATATTAGTCGAGCAGGCCGAACAGAGGCACTTACTATAGGACTAGAACTTCAATCAACAATATCAACAGCACAGGCTAGAGAAACACTAGCTGACATTAAACTACGTGCTCCTGCAAGATATTACACACAAAACAGAATGGTTAATGGCGAAGATTACAACAATTTCCCATACACATTATACAACTCAATTATTAAAAGCAAGGCTATTAATCGCAGTTCTGTTGGCGTGTCTAAGAACTTAGACTTACTTGACCCTACCGGAAAATACTCCAGCACTAACTCATTTGCCAATGACGGTGGTTTGTATCAAAACAATGCAGACGGTTGGTTATTATTAACTATCACTAACACTGGTGATATCATTCAATTTTTAACAGATACGTTAGCATCTGCGTTATCAAGCAATAGAGCAAAACAATATTACTTACAAAATTACACACGATATCCTATAAATGTTGCATCAGGTGACGGTACAGTATATTGGAATACTAGCACAGTTAATGCTAATAGCATCACAGGTTATTTCTATAACATATCCGGATCAGCAGATGTGCCTATTGCTATTGGTACATACTCAACTCAGAATGTAAAGTATATTACAAAAGGTGCAATGATAAAAGTTACTGCACCTAGTGGTTATTATTTTGACAATAACAATAGACTTGTTGCAGGTATTGCTAGCCCAAGTGATACAACATATTTTTGGACTACTGCACTAGCAATTGTAGGTGACGGCTATAACAATGGTCAAGGTAACTTCAGCAACGGCACCGGACCGGTAACGTTAAATGGTTATGTACCTGATGGTGCAATTATCACTGAAGTAATTCCTGCATTCAGTAACACATTACCAAATCTTGTATTACAAGAATGTATTACTAGAATGGAATTAAATCAAGACTTCAGTTTAGTGTTTAACAATTCATTGTTAGTAACACAGAATCGTTGGTCAGTTGAAAACTTTAATGCTAATAATTGGTTTGTAAATTTTGAAAGCACTGGTGACAATACCTACAGAATTTATTATAGAGCACTACGATATTATTTTGGTAGTGTAGCTGACACTCGCTTTTGGTACGAAACAGGTAAACTTGTTTATGACCCGGTAACTGGTAAAATTTTAGCAGACAATGTTAAAGTACTAGCAACAAATACACAACCAGATAGTAACTACCCATTAGCTAAACCAGTAGATGTTGTAGTTATTAGTCAGACTGTTGAGAGTGACGGATATGTTAACGACTTTGAAGTAGAAGTTGCTAGTATAGATGTTAACAATACTGAAATTATTCTTGACCCTGACTTCTTCCAAAAAGTTACTGGATACGTTACAGGATCAACTAACATTGGTATATACTCATTCTTTGAATTGATTCAAGATGCAGTTAACCTATCACGATATCAATTAATCGATTCGTCTAACGTTGCATATCAATATCCAAATCAATCTGCAATTGAAGTTGTTAAGTATGAATATCCTTTAGGACAATTGTTTTACGCATACAATGAAACTGATTCAAATGGACTGTATAATGTGTTCTACACAACAGTGCAAGATACCACAGTAACAACACCTTTTTATATTGTTACATTACAGCCCCAGTATTCAATGCAACCAGGTCGTCAAGGATTGCAGTTCCAATATAAGCACAACAGTAACAATACAACACGTATTGATCCTGCAACTACAAACATTATTGATTTGTATTTGGTAACACAGGCTTATTATACTGCATATCAGAATTGGATACAAGATACAACAAACACTGTACCTAAACCAGCGGTGCCAACAATCAACGAACTACAACAAGCATATGGTCGTATTGATGATTATAAGATGTTAACTGATAGCGTGATATTAAACAGTGTTCGTTTTCTTCCATTGTTTGGTTCTAAAGCACCTGAACAATTACGCGGCACTGTCAAAGTTATTCCATCACAAAACACTAGCGCAAGTAATAGTGAAATACGTAGTGCAGTATTATCTGCAATGAATAGTTATTTCAATATTAACAATTGGAGTTTTGGTGATACGTTCTACTTCTCAGAGTTGAGTGCATACTTGCACACACAATTAGGTGATTTAGTAAGCTCAATTGTTTTAGTACCTAATGACCCTACAATGTCATTTGGAGATTTGTATGAAATCAAATCAGCGCCATTTGAAATTTTTGTTAATGGTGCAACAGCAAATGATGTGGTTGTAATTGCGGCTTTAACTCCCGTACAATTACAAATAAGATAAGTATATAACAACTAGAGAGTTATAATGGCAGCAAGAATTAGAACACTAAACTTTTTACCTGAAGTATTCAGAACCCCTACTAATGCACAATTTTTAGGAGCCACGCTAGATCAAATTGTTGACCAGCCGAATACAATGCGTATTCAGGGCTATATTGGTAGTAAATTTGGTTATGGTGTTAACGCTAAAGACAACTATGTAGTCGAACCTACTAAAACACGCACGGATTATCAATTAGATCCTGGAGTTGTATTCACTAAAACAAACACTGCTACAGCTACTGATTTCGTCACATATCCTGGTATCATTGATGCATTAAAATTAAACGGTGGTGTTACTAATAATAACGATAGACTATTCAATAGTCAATTCTATTCATGGGATCCGTTTGTTGACTTAGACAAACTAATCAACTTTAACCAATACTATTGGTTACCACAAGGTGCACCTGCTGTAACAATCGCAACTGACATTGTTTATAACGCACAAGATTATACAGTAGTTGATGACCCTAATGCATATATTATTTCTAGTAATATAAACCCTGACGGTTCAGCTAATCCAACACTAACACTTATCCGTGGTGGTACATATTCATTTACTGTAAGTCAAGATAGTCCATTCTGGATTCAAGGTCAACCGGGAGTTACTGGTTATGATCCAAATCAGCCTAACTTATTAACACGTGATGTATTGGGAGTTAGTAACAATGGTGCAGAAAATGGTGTTGTAGAATTTACGGTGCCATATAAAAATGCACAAGATGAATATAATTTCCCAGGTGATAATCGTGTTGACGTAGTTTCTTCTGCTCCTTTTGATAGTATTGAAGGACAATTATTAAGTAATGTTGTTGATATTGATGGAGTTACAGCACTCGAAGGCTTAACAGTCATGTTCTATAATACTGGTGTTGTTAATGAAACCGGATTTGTTGGTCAATATTATGATACCACATTGTATGATGAAGATGGTGGTGCGCCTTATGTATTCCCTGGCTCAAGTACAAATGATTTTAATTTTGAAGGTGGCTATTATACAGAAGTTCCAGCAACTTTCTACACAATAACATACGTAGGTGACCCTACTAACCCAGTTATTAAATTAGTCCCGGCATCTGGTATCCCTACTAATGAAAAGATTACTCCAAATTTTGGAACACAATGGAAAGCACGTAACTTCTATCGTAATGTTCAAGGTGTTATTAACTTAGTTCCATACTTAAGTAGTTTACTAGATACATTGTATTACCAAGATGGTACTGTGCCAAATAAAGTAGGTCAAATTAGATTAATTAATAGCAACATTACTAATCAAATCAACGTACTTGAAATTTTAGGTCAAACAAATTACACTGCGCCAAACGGAGTAGTATTCACTAATGGATTAAAAGTTACATTTGATGGTGATATTTTTCCTACTAGTTACAAAACAGGTGAGTATTATGTACAAGGTGTAGGTACTGCAATTGAATTAATTAATACACAAGATTTAATTGTACCTGAACCATTTACTGAAGGAACATACAACCCATGGGATATATCACCTTGGGATATTGGTAACTATGATGTTACCTTGTATATTCCGGTGCAACAAGATTATATTACTATTGCTAGAAATAGCATAGATAGAAATCCATGGAGTCGTAGTAACCGTTGGTTCCACATTGATGTCATCAATGCAACTGCAACTTATAACAATGACCCTAGTATTGCTACAACATATGCAACACAATATAACAAGGCAAAGCGCCCGGTTATTGAATTTTATCCTAACTTGAAATTGTTTGACAACTGTATTGTTGGTAAACAACCTATTGATTTCTTTGATGTAAGAACAACCGATGCATTTACACAAGTTGCCGGTCAAAATATATATTATCCTGACGTAGAAGTTTATACGGCTGCAAGTGCTACAGTTAATGGAGTTACAGGTACTTCTACCACAATAACAATACCAGCAAGTGATGTTGAGGTTGGGTCATTTCAAGTTGGGCAATTTATCACTGATTCAGATGCAGTAATACCTGAAAATGCTCAAATTACTGCAATCACTGGCACGACACTATTAACTATTACAGTTGGATGGTCAACAAGTACAACTATACCATCTGCAACTAATGTATCGTTAGTTGCCAATGATATTTCTAATGATAACTATGTGCTATATGATGGTGCTAGAATTATATTCTCAGTTGATAACAATCCCGATGTTAGAAATAAAATTTATGTTGTGCGCTTCTCAAACATTTCTGGAGTAACGCCGGTAATAACATTGACAGAAGCAGATGACGGATTAGTTTTACAAAACGAAGGTACTGTTGCGTACAAAGGTTATTATAATCAAGGTAAAGATTTTTATTATTATTTTAACAACAACCCTGCAATATTAGAGAACCAGTGGGAACAAGCACAGCAAAAAACAACAGTAAATCAAGCACCGTTTTTTGATGTGTTTGATGCAGATGGAATAAGTTTTGGTGACGCTGAAATATATACCGGTTCATCATTCAACGGTAATAAACTATTCAGTTATGGTATTGGATCTGGAATAAATGACATTGTATTAGGATTCCCGTTACGCTATAGTTCTGTTAATAATGTGGGTGATATAAGTTTTGATGTACCACTAAATTCCGCAACGTTCAATTATGTTCGAGGCTCAGCACCTATTACACAACAAGTTAATACAGGTTATGTGCATAATTATAGTGATTTAAATACTCGCACTAGAGCATTGGGTTGGCAAACAGCCGTTGCTGAAAGTCGTCAATATCAAATATTCTCATTTAACTATATTGCTGGTAGTGGGGTATCAACATATACTTGTGATATTGCCGCGGCAACTGACACAGTATGGCCTAACATTCAGGTTTATTTAAACAATGTATTGCAAGATACAACTACTTACACATATACAATTAACCCAACGACCACTGTGGTTAACTTTACCGTACCTAATACAGCGGTTGATACCGTGGTTGAAATTACACTGTTGAGCGATCAAGTAAGTAGTACAGCATACTATCAGATACCTAATAATTTACAGAATAACCCGTTCAACACAGATATCACTACTGCTAACGTAGGTGACATTCGTGGTCAATATCAAAGTATTTTCTATAATAATCCAAATACTACAGGAACTGTATTTGGTGCAAACAATTATCGTGACTTAGGTAATCTTGTACCATGGGGTAATAGAATTATTCAAAATAGTGCGTCATTAGTATTGCCTGGTACTTTCTTAAGAAAACCTGGAGTTAACTTATACGACTCATTACAGTACAATAGTAACCAATATATTTTGTTTAAAACTTTATTAGTTGATACTGTTAATAAAACAGAATACAATGTATATCAAAGTCCAGCAACAATGCTAGATGATGCATTAGATCAAATTACAATATCTAAAGTAGATAGTGCCCCGTTCTTCTGGTCAGATATGTTACCTAGTAAATCACCTTATGCTAGCAATTCATATACTTTTGCAAACTCGTTAGATGTAAGTAGATATCCATTAACTAGAATTTATAATTTTGATACAGCAAACTACTATGGTGTGTTAGTATACCTGACACGCACTGTTAACAATTATACTAGTATCACTCAATTAGTTAGTGGCGTTGATTATACTATCAGTGCAACAAGCCCTGCATTGACGGTTGAGACTGATTTATTACCGGGTGATATTATTACAGTAAATGAGTATTATCAGACTTATGGTAGTTATGTTCCAAATACTCCTACTAAGTTAGGATTGTACCCTTCATTTATTCCCGAAGTAGTGTTAGATGAAAATTATACTAACCCTACATATTTTATTCGTGGTCATGATGGTTCTTATACAAAGTTGTATGGGGATTATATTGACGGTAACTTAATAGACTTTAGAGATAAAGTTTTACTTGAGTTTGAAACACGTATCTATAATAACTTAAAATTAAGTAACATTATTCCTGTAAGAGATTATGATGTTGTTCCTGGATTCTTTAGAACAACAGATTATTCTTACGATGAATTCTTATCAATCTATAGTCAGTTTTTCTTAAACTGGGTTGGACAGAATCGTGTTGAGTATAAACAGCAAGTAGGTTACACCCCTACAAACGAATTCTCATACAACTATAGTCAATCTGGTAATAAGATAAACAATGCTCAGATCCAACAAGGTTATTGGAGAGGTATATATCAATATTTCTATGACACTACACAACCTGATATAGCTCCTTGGGAGATGATAGGCTTTACAAGTCAACCTACATGGTGGACAACACGCTACGGTCCTGCACCATACACAAGTGATAACTTAGTATTGTGGGGTGACTTAGCCGCCGGTATTAATTGGAACAACGGTGACCCAATCGTAGTCACACAATGTATTAGACCTCAGTTATTACAAGTATTACCAGTCGATAGTGAAGGTAATTTAGTATCACCGTTTGTTGCTGTTGTAGGTAACTATGATGGCAGAAGTTTCCGTAGTGACTGGAAAGTTGGAGATGTTGCATCTACTGAATTTGCATACCGCAGAAGCAGTTCATGGCCGTTTGATTTAATGAAGATATTAGCGTTGACTAAACCTGCTAATTTCTATAGTTTGGGTGTTGATGTTGACAACTACAAATACAATGAAGAATTCAATCAGTTCTTGGTTAATGACAGAAGCCATTTAGTAATTTCAGATGTTGAAATTTATGGTAGTGGTACAGCAAAGACAAGTTACATTAACTGGATAGTTGACTATGAAAAACAAGTTGGTATCGATTCAACACAAACAACAACAGATTTATTAGACAACCTAGATGTACGTTTGATATATCGTCTTGCTGGCTTTACAGATAAGGCTCTTGTTAATTTCTATGTTGAGAAGGGTTCACCTAACAGTAACAATGCATCACTATTAATTCCTACTGAGAGTTTGGATGTATTATTGTATGACAACATTCCATTCAACAAGATTATATACAGTGGTATCATTGTACAAAATGCAGGTAGTGGCTGGAAAGTATTTGGTAACTCTCAGAATAAAGCATACTTCACAATAAGTAAACCAAAGATTAATGGTAACTATAACTTAGTGACAGTTGAGGGTGAATCAGTACAAGTTGCTAAAGATTATTTTGAGAATACTGAAATACTAGTACCTTACGGCACTGAGTTTGTTTCTAAGCAAGACTTAGCACAATTCATTGGAAGTTACGGCAACTACTTAACAACACAGGGCGTATTGTTTGACCAAATTGAATCTGGTTTGGATATTAACTGGAATCAAATGGTTGCAGAATATTTGTATTGGACTCAATCTGGTTGGGGACTAAGTAGTTTAATTAACTTAAACCCTGCGGCTAACTTGATTACTATTCAGAAAGATAGTTGTGTTGTTCAACCATTAACATTACAAAGACAAAACTTTGTGCTAAATCAAAACTTGTATCCTATTCAAGCAGTTGATTTAGCAGTTGTACGTGATGATACATTATTCTCTGCTAAACCATTGAATCAAGGTGATACAGTTGCCTATGGTCAATTTAACATTAGTAACTTTGAACACGGTGTTGTATTTAACAACGTTACATTGTTTAATGATGTCATTTATAATTTGATTACCGGTCTACGCCAGAATCGTATCACTACCCGTGGTACAAAAACTGCTGACTGGAATGGTACAATTGATACTCAGGGCTTCATACTTAACCAAGACAATATACAAGAGTGGAACAATGTCACTAAGTATACCAAAGGTTCTATTGTAACATATAAAAACAAGTACTGGGTGTCATTAAGAGTATTAGAACCAAGTATGACATTTGATGGTAGATATTGGAAAGAAACAGACTACGATGAAATTCAAAAGGGATTGTTGCCTAACCCAAGCACACGCAGTTTTGAAAGTACATTGTATTACAATACAAACACTCCTAACTTAAGCAAAGATGCAGACTTATTGAGTTGGTCATTGATCGGATATCGCCCTCGTGATTACATGGCTCTTGCTGACCTAACTGATATTACTCAAGTTAATGTTTATAAGAACTTGATTAAAGAAAAAGGTACAAGAATCGCTACTGAAAACTTTAAAGGCATTACTTTACCACAGGGTGGTATTGACTATGAAGTTTATGAAAACTGGGCAATCAAGACTGGCGAGTTTGGTGGTGTACTAGATAACAACTTTGTTGATTTTAGATTAAATCAAAATCAATTGACAGGTAATCCATCAATTGTTGGATTGACAACGGGCACGTATACAGATGGCGTCCAACAAGAAGTACCACTATATTCTGTATTCAATTATGGCAGACCTATTACTAACCCTAATATACTACCAACGGTGCCTGCAGGTACTCCTAACAAATTATACCCTGATGCAGGTTATGTTAACTTCAATGATATTACAACATTTGGTTATTACTACAATGATTTAAATCTTGCACAGACACCTTTGTCACAATTATATGTAGGTCAATATGTTTGGGTTGCTGATTATAATAGTACATGGCAAGTGTACACTCCGATTGCTAATGGTAACATAATTCAAGTGTTGAATAATTTGAATGGTACCGTAACATTGGAATTTGCACAACCACATGGATTAACAAAATATCAAACTATTGCAATCATTAATTTCAATGATGCAGTTAACGGTTATAGAATTGTACAAGAAGTAGTTGACAATTACAGAGTTACTATAGCATTGTCATTAGTTTCTACTATAACAAGATTGACTAGTACCAATAGTATCGTAATGCGATTCCAATTACAGCGAGTAGCACAACCTAGTGATATCATTAACTTACCATTACTAAACACCGAGTTTGTTAAGAACAAAGTATGGGTAGACACCGGTACTACGGGTGACTGGGAAGTATACCGTAAGAGCATTAACTATAACCTTGACTTAGAACTATTAAAAACTAATTCAGAAACATTTGGTAGCGCAGTTGCAACTACAAGTGACTTAGGTTACTTAGTAGGTGATGCTGATTTGGGCGTAGCATATAGATATACATTTAACCCAGTATTTGAAAGATATGATTTAGTACAGACTTTATTCTCTGACATAATTACTGCCGGATCATTTGTTGTTGGTAAAAACTATCAAATAACTTCATTAGGATCTACAACATTCACCCAATGGAATACTATTGCAGGAACTAGTGGAGTAGCATATGCAGTTGGTTCAAGATTTACTTGTGCAAATGCAGGTACTGGTACTGGGGAAGCAGGCCTACTTGCTAGTTCGTTCGGAGCATCAATTGGATATGCAGGGTCAACGTTTGCTATAAGTCAACCGACTGGTGCATTGCTTGCTGATAGAAAAGTTAAAATTTATAACCTAGTAACCAATACTACCGTTAATGAACTACAACTATTACAAACAATTCAAGCACCAACTGGTGCGACAAACTGGGGAACTAAAACAGAATTTTCAGGTGATGAAAATTGGTTGTTTATTAGTGCATATGAACAAAATCAATTCTATGTATTTCGTAAGTCTCAAGTTACTGGTTTATATGAATACAGCAATATTATTACATTGGGTAATTTGACAACAGGAGATAACTTCTCATTCTCATTAGCAACTAATTATTATGGTAACACATTGGTAGTTGGTGCTCCTGGAGTTGATACAGGTACTATTAATAATACTGGCACATCCTACGTATACGAACGTGTAATGCAAAATTTTGAAGCGCAATTCACTAGTCAAGTATTAGTACCACAAACATTTAGCTTAGTGTTTACTCCCGGCACTAGAACATTCACTGGAACTAATATTACAAGCAACGCTATTACGTTGAACAGTGTAGCTGGATTAAGCCTTAACATGCCGGTAATATTTACCGGGGTAGTGTTTGGTGGATTAGCGATAGCTCAAGTTTACTATATTAAAACTATTGTAGGTTCTACGATAACATTGTCATTAACAATTGGCGGATCGACTCTATCACTGGTAAATGGATCTGGTACAATGACAATGGTTGCACAAACTGAACCATTGTTTGTATCTGTAAATGGAACACTAATTGATACTACTAATTATGCTGTTACTGGCTCTACATTAAATGTGTATCAATCATTAAATGCAGGTGATATACTAACTGTCAGTGGTTCTACTTTTGTGTTGTTACAACAATTTTTTGCAACTGATACTGTTACAATTGGTGAACAGTATGGTTATAGTGCAGACTTAGATAATTATGGTAACGAATTATTAATTGGTTCACCCTTCCAAATTAATTCACAAAACAAAGAAGGTACTATCTATCGTTACACAGACGGCGGTGGAAGTTATGGTATTATTACTGGAACAATTAACTGTCAAGTAACTACCCCAACAACTATTTTATTGAATGGTTATGCTGTTGCTATTCCTGTAGGTAATGCATCAGTGGTAGCGGCAGCGATAGAAGCGGCAAATATTACTAATATAACTGCAACGGCAATAGATAACAAACTTGTTATATCGTTGATTAATATAGAATTAGCAATGATTAACGATAAGTTAGACATTGTTACACTAAGTGGCAATGCATTATATGAGTTAGGTATTTCAAAATATACATTAACACAAGTTATCACAGACCCGCATCCTGCAAGCAGAACTCAATTTGGCACTGTTATTAAATTCAATGACAATGGTTCATTTGTAGCAAGTGCTCCTGTAGTACCTCGCTATGAAGCGACTACATTTGATTCAACCGATGATGACAATTATAACAATGATACATTGTTTGACAACAATACAACTCAATTTGTAGACACATTAGTAAATGCTGGTGCAGTTTATATGTTTGACTATGCAGAAAACTACAATGAGAACCTATTAAATGTTGGACAATATATCTATGCTCAAAGTGTAAACGCATTGAACAGCAATTACGGGGCTCAACCATACTATGGTACTGCACTAGACTTTAATGACAATACTGTTGTAGTTGGTACACCGGGCTTTAGACCTGGATACGAAAACGGTCAAGTGATTATATATACAAATCCTTCTGGTCAAGCAGATTGGTCAGTATTCCGTCAGCCTCAAATGGCAGTAGATGTTAATGGAATTACAAATGCACAATTATATAGTGCATCAACTAATAATACACTAATCAATTTAGATTATATTGATCCATTACAAGGTAAGATACTAGGTGTAGTTGCAGAAAACTTAGACATTGTTTCTAATGCAGACCCTGCATCATACAATAGTCCTAACACAACCGTATCTGGCTCCGCTGTTTGGGGCACTAAACATTTAGGCAAATTATGGTTTAACACAAGTACAACTAAGTTTGTTAATTATCATCAAAATGATGAAGTAGTTTATAATAGCAAATGGTGGGGCCGTGTATTCCCAGGTAGTCAAGTTACAATTTATAGCTGGATTACTAGTAATGTAGTTCCTGCAGAATATACAGGTCCAGGTACACCGTTAACCTTAACAGACTACTCAGTTGAGTATGTATTAAACTCTACAGGTGCAATTACTCCTGTATACTTCTTCTGGGCAAGAAACACTAACATCATCTTTAATCAAATAGGTAAAACACTAAGTGATACTATCTGTGAATCATATATTAGTGCTCCGCAAGCATCAGGTATTGCATACTTTGCACCTATTCAATCTAATGTAATGGGATTGTATAATACAAGTGAGTATGTTAATAGCAACGATACAGTAATGCATATTGGATTTGAAACTGGAACAAATGAAGATGATTCACATAGCATTTATAGTTTGATTCGTGCAAATTATCCAGATGATTTTTTACCTGGATTACCTGCACTAACAAGTCTACCTCCTCTATCATTGTATGATAGAATGCTAGACAGCATGAGTGGTGTCGATGAATCAGGTGCGATTGTTCCTGATCCATACTTACCTAAACCGGTACAGAGTGGTGTATTAGTACGTCCTCGTCAAAGCTTCTTCTATTCACGTTTTGGTGCACTAAAGAATTATTTAACACTTGCTAATCAAGAATTAGCAAAGATTCCATTCACAGAAACACAATCTAGTAAGTTCTTGTATACAACTGGACCTATCAATCCAAGCACAGGACTTCCATTCTATGAAACAACAGACTATTGGGATCCTGTAAATTGGTGGGCAACTGGCTATAACGATAATACAAAATCTGCTGTTCTAGTAGAGTCATATTATCAACTAGCAACTATCAATGCACAGAATGGTTTGATTGTTACTGTTAATAAGAACGGCGCCGGCTTCCAAGAGACATATCGGTATGATAGCGGATTAGATACGTGGGAACGAATTGGATTACAGGCTGGTACCATTCAATTTAAAACTGACTTATGGGATTATGCATCAGCACGATTAGGCTTTGGTGATAATTTCTTTGATACAACACCTTTCGATACTTACCCAAGTGAAGAAACTCGTAGTATCACACGATTCTTAAACGAAGAATTACCAAGTGAGATATTTGCATTTAGAAATCAAGGTTTGATTCTATTGTTCAATTATATTATAAGTGAGACAATTGAATCACAAAACTATCTGCCATGGTTAAACAAGACTTCATTCATTGATGTTGCACACACTATACGTGAATTGCTTCCACTAGAAGTATTCCAAAGTGATAACCAAGAATTCTTAGCTGGTTATATTAATGAAGTAAAACCATATCACGTTGTTGTTAAAGACTTCTTGTTTGAGTATACTGGTATTGATGTATGGCCCGGTGATATCACTGACTTTGACTTACCTGCACAGTACAACACCAGTTTACAACAATACATAACACCCGAATTAGTGTATGCTAATCCAAGTGGTGACAATCAATTTGTACCTACTGATGATATTTGGCAAGACCCCGCATACAATAATTGGTTCAATAATTATGGCGTAAGCATCACTGGTGTCAATGGATATCCTATAACAGTATTGTCATCATATTTGACATTGAACAGTAATTCAATGGCAGTTGATAATATATTTGGTTTCCCAATCAATGGCGTAATTAAAGTTTATGATCCTACTGATCCGGAAACAGATTTGAGCAAGAAAGCATTTGAATTAATTGCTTACTCAAGTGTTGACAAAGCATATGGAACATTGAATGGATTGACACGTGGTGTAAATGAAACACCTATTTCTAATCACTTACCGGGTCAACAAATCTATATTGATTTACCTGCTGTATTAGTATTAGACGGTGGTCGTGGGTACGCAAATCCCCCTGTAATTACTGCATATATTGATACAACAATTTATCCTGCGCCAAGACGTGAGGCAATATTACAACCGGTAATGAATTTGGATCAATTATTGCGTGTTGATGTAATTGATCCAGGCGATGGATATGTCGTATTGCCACAGATTTTGATTGAACCTAGCTCAATTATTACTTTTGCAAGCATTGATGTGGATCTTGTTACTAATACAATTACTATACAAAATCAATTAGTGCAAACTGGTGATCTAGTTCGCTATTATACAGGAAGTGACACTACTGCAATAAGCGGTGTAAAAGAAGGGCAGTATTACTACGTTGGAGTATTAGAAAATGTACCTACGTATGTAGTTGCATTGTATACAACTTATGCTGATGCATTACAAGACCATGATAGAGTAGTATTCTTGGGCACCGGCTCCGGGACAAATAATAATCTAGCTATTAGTGCTAGAGCAAGTTGTGTAACCAGCTCAAGACCAATTCGTGAAAATATCACTACATTACGTTATGATAGAACTACCTATGATTCTCAAGTAACAGAATGGGCTCAGGGTAATTTTTATGGTAGTTTCTATGCAGGAGCCTTCCAAAATACTGAACAAGTTGCAAGTTCATCATTAACATTGTTTAACGAAACTCCTGCAATTGACACTATATTAGCAAGTGCTCAAGGTGCAACTTTTGAAATTCAAAATGTTAGAAATAATGAAGTAATTGAATGGTCATCACGCACTAGAATTGTTACAACTACGACTGGTACTACAAATGTGATAACAATTTCACCTAGTGTTGGTGGAACGCCTCTATCACTAGATCAACCAATCGGCCCTACTACTGGATTCTATGTTGGCATGCCAATTAAATTTATTGGAGCTGCCTTTGGAAATCTAGCAGTAGACACCGTTTATTACGTAAGAGAAATAGTAAGTCTAACTCAGTTCACTATTAGTGCTACTTTAGGCGGAGCAGAAGTTACATTAACAACTGGTACTACTACTGCAGGTCTAGACGCAATAATTGGAGAAGTAACAAATACAGCAGTAATTACTATTCAATATCCAGGTATATTAAATGCAACCGCAACTGAAAAGACAACTAACTTTGTAACAATCCCATTAAATCCAAGTGGTATATGTGGAACTACTGGTTTCTATACAGGATTACCAATCTTCTTTACGGGTGATGTATTTGGTGGTGTCATTGAAAATGAAAATTACTATGTAACAACTGTAATTAACGACCAAACATTTACAATGTCAACAACTAATACTCCTACTATAGTAACAGTTGAATCAACTGAAAATGCAGGTGATTATGTAGTATTAAGTGACATTGGTGATTTAGAAGTTAACACTCCCGTAATCATTACTGGAACAACGTTTGGTGGAATTGTTGCTGGACAATTATATTATATTGCATCCATTGATTACAGCACTAATAAAGTTACATTGTCTATCACAATTAACGGCGGTGCAATTGCACTAACGGACGCATCAGGATCAGCAACACTAACAAGTCAAGCAGACGTAATTCAATTAACAACTGTTACTGGAACAATGACATGTAACGTTGGTCTACCAATCAGTCCAGGCCAAATTACTGGGCAAGCATTTACATTTTATAATACATCAGGTGAATTTACTAATGGTGGTGCTGGGTATTCAGGTACACCTAGTAACTTAATTAATAAAAGCACAGTTGCAACTGTTGCTACCTCAAATTATTTGTATTTGAACTCCTTGTTAGGTGGCACAACTAATATGTATGTTAATATGCCATTCAGATTATCTGCGGCAATTGGCGGATTGTCAGCAGCTACGACATATTATGTTAAAACTATAGGAAGTGTCGTAGTAGATGTTATTAGTTCAAATGCAGGAACAGACGCATATACCTGTACATCTACCACTGGATTTTATTCAGGTATGCCGATATCATTTACCGGAGGTGTCTTTGGTGGAGTTATTGAATTAGTGACATATTATGTCAAGACTGTCCCAAGTTCAACTACCTTTACTATAAGTGAAACTCCAGGTGGTGCAACATTTGATTTGTCAGGCAACAATGGACTAATGACGTTGACTGCTGACAACCCGTACATAACAGTTAGTACATCAATTGGCGGCAGTGTAGTAGCATTGACTGATAATTTTTCAGCGTCATCTACACTAACGCAATACCCAACAGCAGTTCCTACGTTCTTTGTCAGCTATATTTTAGGTGGCTATTCTGTATTCATTAACACTGCAGGATCAGGATTTGCGTACAATAATGATATTACAATTCTTGGATCTTCAATCTCAGGCGGAACAAATGGACTAAATGACATTACTATTAATGTAAGTGGTATAAATGAACCTGGATTGAATTATAATCCATCACTACCGTACGGAGCAATAACATCTACTATTGTTTCTGGTACCCCACCTGGATTAACAGAACAGTATTACTTAAAAGTTATCAGCCCAACCGAATTAGAAGTATACGCTAATCCTAACTTGACAGTACCAGTTGACGGTGATGCATTGGGAGCAATATACACAGGTGTTAAATCAACAACTGTAACAGATGTTACAGCATCTACCGATCAATTGACAGTTACAAGTTCTGCTGACTTTGAATTGAACGATCCTGTAGTGTTTACCGGTGATGTATACAGTGAGTTGACATTGGGTCAAACTTATTATATTAAATCAAAACCATCATCAACTACTGTTACATTGTCAGCCACAATAGCCGGCGGCACATTGAACTTTACTGGAACTACTACCGGTTTATCATTCACTATGGCTAAGTCAGGTGATTATGTATTCTTACCAGAACCATTCTACTTCAATCAAAGTATTGTTCGTTATAACAATAGACTATATCAATGTATTGTAAGTAACAATGACACTAGTTTCATATTAGGTAAGTGGGAAGTGTTAGACAGTGGCGACAGAAGATTGAATGAGTTGGATCGTATTATTGGATACTATAATCCAACAGTTAATATGCCAGGCAGAGATTTGACTCAATTAGTTACCGGGATAACTTATCCGGGTTCAGTCTACATGGACAATGCATTTCCTCCTGCTGATGAGTTTATATTAGATACTATATTACAGGATCAACCATTCTATCCCACTGACATTGATAATGTTGCAGTCTTATACGATGGGTTAAGGTATATAGGAGTTTCTAATACTCCGGAATATTCAGCATCAATAACAAGCACATTAGGAGACGCATGGTCAATTAACAAAATTGCAAATAGTCCCTTAAATACAACTAATATTAGCTTTGCTGATGGTTGGTATGTAATAACTACTGTCAACTCAGCTACCCCAATTTTTATAAGTGCCGACGGCGTCAATTGGATTACTTCAGGTGGTACATACACACCTTACGACTCTACGCCTTATGACACAACTTCATATGATTTTACATCACTTTTAGTCGAATCTAACTTATTAAATGCTAGTGATTATAACGATAATAAATGGGTAGCAGTAGGTGAAAATATCGTATTAAGTACAGACAGGTTCTTCTGGGAAGAAGTGTTTGTGTTACCTTATGCAGGGCAATTAAAAGATGTAAAATATATTGACATACCAATTTATAACAATTGGTTAGCAGTAGGTAATTGGACTGTAAGTGGGGTCGATCGGGCCGTATTGTTACGAAGCAGTGATGGCATAACTTGGATAGAGATTAATGCTGGAATTACCACAGGTATTACAAATGCAACATTAAATGCAGTCGCCCCCGGGGATAATTTACTGGTATATGTGGCTGATAATGGTAGAATATTTACAACTACAAACAATATATCATTTACTGAACAAACGTCAGGAGTTGGTGAAAATCTATTAGACGTACTGTACGTGGATAGCACTTACATTGTAGTAGGTGAAGCTGGTACTATATTAACAAGTACAGACGCAGTTACATGGAATATAGATACCTCAGGTACTACAGAAAACTTAAATGGAATTACATCCGATGGTGCAGGAAAGTATTTAGTTGTTGGCAACAATAATATTATATTAACTAGTATAGATTCAGGTATTGATAAAACTTGGGAACTTTCAAGTATTTTTATACAAGAACCTGCTGTATATAATGTTCAGGGTCCTGCATTTAATGAAGGTTATGGCCCAGAAGAATTGGTTCCAGGCGTAGTCACTGACAACCTAACTATGATTGTAACAACTCGTCCGGGTACTAACTGGTCAGTTGGACAATACGGCCATGCTGGATTCACAATAGTTTCAACTGAAATTACCCCCTCATATCCACAAGTTAATTATTCATTCTTAAATATTGTACAAAATCCTGCATTCTTGGCATTATATGATATAACTCCTGTCAGTGGAACAAGTCGTAGAATTTATGAACATTATGATTATACGATTGATTGGGTATTAAAAACAATCACATTGACTACTACACTAGCTCCAAATCATATTTTAGGTATTGAATTGTATGAAGTGGGTAACGGAGATCAATTACAGCGTTCAAATTCACAGACGGTGCCTTTTATTAATAATTTAAATACTGGCTTTACTGAAATTCCATTAAACTGTAATTACTCAGCTAATAAATTTAACGGTAATGGATTAATAAGACCAGGCACAGAACCTATTGAAACAGAATGTACCCGCACAGAAGCAATTATTGATTCTATTACATGTGATGATGTATCTAACTTTACACTTAATGAGCCAATTAAATTCCAAGGTGCTGTATTTGGTGGAATTGATTTGGATCAGATTTACTATATTAAAACTATCAGTTATGTAACCAATAAAATTACTGTTGCATTAGGTCCATTGATAGATGGTATTGCAGGACCCACGTACCAATTAACTGATGGTACAGGTTCTATGCAAACAATTATTCAACAAGGAACGGGTATTGTTTGGACTGATCCATTAGTTGCACATAACGGCAATAAGTTGGTGTTAGGTGAAACTAGCACAGTAACTCAGACTAAGAGTTCTACTAATTCAATAGTGGTTAATACTGCATTAACTATGGATGTGAACGATCCAATCGTGTTTAGTGATTATATGTTTGGTGGACCAATACCCCACACTACCTATTATATTGCTTCAATAGTAGATGACAATGAGTTCACGATAAAAGCAACACCTACCGGAAGCACAGTTGTATTGACCGATGCTACTGGTCTTGTAAGTTGTATCACCAATGATTTTGCTATTTCCCGTGCAGATGTAGGCCCTACAGCAAAATTAATGTTTGCTGAAAATTATAATCAAACTGATGATTTTATAACGTTTGCAGTATTTGGAGAAACAGATCCTATACAGTATTCATATAGTATTCCGATTACCCAGATTTATCAATCAACTGGTGGTGAGACACAATTACTATTGACTAACTATATTGGAGGAACCAATCCAGAAAATGCAATAGTAGAAGTTAACGGCTTACGTTTAACACCAACTTCAGATTATACTATTGATTTAACTACACAGCTATTATACTTAACCTTCAGTCTAACTAATAATGATATTTTAGCAGTTACTACTTATAATAGTACAGATCGTCAATACTTAAATACAACATTGGGTGGAACATATAGCGGTTCAGAAAGTGTGACATTACACATTGGATCATCAACCCACTTGTCAGGATGGAGTGAAGAAGTTATTGCAGGCGGATTTATTATTGGAGTATCATATCAAATTACAAATTTAGGGACTACTGATTTTACATTGATTGGTGCCACAAGCAATACAGTAGGTGAAATATTCACTGCTACTGGAGCAGGTACAGGAACAGGCACTGCTGGTATAGGTTGGGGCGAGAATGAGTGGTCACCTAGTCCAGACTATTTCACTTTGTCCTCGGGCGATACAACAGGATTAGTTGTAGGAACTGGTATCATATTTACATCACCGATCGGCGGTGTTGTTAGCAACACTACTTACTATATTGTAGACATATTAAGCTCAACAACATTCTCTGTGTCAGAAACACCGGGCGGCTTACCGTTACTGTTAACATCTGCTACAGGCGCAATGCTTGGCTTTATTAATCCTTCTAGAGTTTCTAATATTACTGCAATTAATAATGTAATTACTTCACCAATTGCAGTTGCCAATGTATCAACATCTACTGCACCTAATACATTGACCGCTAATAGCACCTCCGGATTTATTTCAGCAAGCCCTGGTATATATCAACCTATCATATTTAAAAATACAACCGCTACTCCTGGCCCAGGCGGCGTGTTAACGGACGGCACTGTATACTGGGTTGATACGGTTGACATTAATGGCATTGATTTTACTATTTCAGAAACACCAGGGGGTCCTGCATTTGTAGTTGACGGCTCATCGGGCGCAATGATTGCTTATGCAGGAGGTAACCCAACTGTAACAATCACTACCGGGGTTCCACACAATTTAGAAACAAACGACATAGTACGCATTGATGGTGTTAACGGATCAACTCAATTAAACAATAACGCATATTATGTACATGTAATATCTGAAAATCAAATTGGTTTGTACTTATCAGATTATCTACCTGAAAGTTTTCAGGCTAACGAAATAGTCGCCGGAGTAACAAATTGGACTGGTGGTGGTTATGTATGGTTAGACAAACAGTTTACAATAATTGATGCAACAGCAACAGAAACATTCCTTGCTGATAATACGATTCAGTTGGATAGTGTTGCTAATATCGTTATTGATACTCCTGTATATTTCTCAGGAAATACATTTGGTAACATCGTTGAAGGTACTCGTTACTATGTTAAATCTGTTGATAATCTAAACGTAAAAATTACTATATCTACAACATATCAAGGTGTAGAATTTACATTGATAGATGATACAGGTGAAATGGGTGTTTCAATGTGGGAGCAAACTAATGTTGATAGAGTTTGGGTAACAGTCAACGGATATACGGTTCCATCAAGTGCATTATACTTAAATCCTAATAATAATTTAAGTATTTTAACTACGATTGTTCCTGGAGATATTGTTATTATTACTCATATGATACCTACTTCTACACCAGATGAATTGACATATATTAATAATGTCAATAAATCGCACATACCTACAGTTTATCGTGCAACATCATTAAGTACAACTTGGTTAACTCAACCACTATCATATACTGATAGTACAATTTATGTTCAAGATGTAACTAAGATTACGACCAATGTAGTTCAAAATGAGGTAACTCCTACATCGGTAAATGGTGTTTATACTATCGGGTTAGATGTAGATAAGAGAATTATCAGTCAGGTTGTTGTAGTAAATAATACGACTTCTACTACGCTACCAAGCTCTGCTTATAGTGTTCAGATTGTAAATACTGCCCCGATATTAGAAATTACATCAGGGGTGTCAGTAGGTCAAAGCTTAACAGTTACTATAATTTTAGGTAATTTGATTTATGTTGCAGGAGAGCAAATTAAGTTCACAACTGTAGATTTTGTCAATAATACATTGTCTGGATTACAGCGCGGCACTAACGGTACTGGAGAAAGATTCTATATTCCAGCATATGAAAAAGTATACGGAATATTGTCTACAAACCAACTGCCAGCAGTTAACTATAATTTAACATGGAATTCATATAATTATAATCCTATTATAGGTGATCCTCTACAGATTAGCGACACAGTGGCTGCAAATTTCTTAAATGCGGAGTTCTGATAAATGATAAATAATACTATGAATAATCAGGAAAATAATATAAAACCACAATTAACAGAAGAATATGGCCCAACGCCGGAAGAGACTGGTGGTTTCTATTTTTCGTCTTTTTTGAAAATAACTGATCCAAATACCAAAGAAGTTTTGGTCGAAACACGAGGCGATATCTAATGTCAGGAATACAATTAACATACAAAATTGAGGGCTTTTTGAAAGTCTACGATCCCAATAATGGGGAAGTTTTCGTAGATAAACATAATGCTATCAACTATGAAAACATGTCAGAAGCTATTGCTGACACATTAAGCAGTCGTGGTTATGGCGAAATCTTTCAGATGGCGTTTGGGAACGGTGGTGCAAGCGTAGATGAAACAGGTGTTATCACATATCTACCCCCAAACACAACTGGTCAGAATGCGGCTCTTTATAACCAAACCTACGCTAAAATCGTTGACGATACCAGCGTTTTCAACTTAGATCCTACACGCAACAAGATGACAGTTTCACACACTACTGGTCGTGTCTATACTGATATCTTAGTTCAATGTTTATTAGACTACGGTGAGCCTTCTGGCCAAGATGCGTTTGATAACAGCACACAAACTGATTCTAGTTATATTTTTGATGAATTAGGATTATTAGCAAATTACGGAACAGACGAGAACGGAAATGTCATTACTAGACTATTGACACATGTAATTTTCCACCCTGTCCAAAAGTCTTTAAATAGACAAATACAAATAGATTATACAGTCAGAATCCAAGCTCTGACGAACTTAGTCACAATTTAAGATAAATAAAGAATACTCGGAGTGATTTGAAATGGCATACACAATTATTAAAAGCGATGGTACAGTACTAACAACCATTGCTGATGGAACTATTAATACTACTAGTACAAGTTTAGGCTTGCCTGGTAGAAACTTTGCAGGATATGGACAAACTGTAGACACAAACTTTGTGCACCAGCTTGAAAATTATGCGTCAAACACACCACCGGCTAACCCACTACGTGGTCAGTTGTGGTATGATATTAACAATAGTTCGTTAAAAGTATGTCCTACTGATAATCAAACAAACGCAAATGCTTGGGTTACACTTGCAACTAGTTCAGGTACATCTGTGACAACATTTGGCTCAGTTTCGGTAACTGGTAACTTACAATCAAATAATATCACATCAGTAAATGCTATTGTTGGGGATACAATTACCGTTCGTTTAGCTACAGTAACTGCAAATGCTACTATTGCTAATGCCGCAGTTACAACAGGTAACATTGGTACATTAAACACTCAAGTTATCACAACTGGTTCAAACAGTACGGGTGGCACAATTACTGGTACTTGGACAGCTAACGGCGGATCAGCTGGCAACACTATGATTATTACTAACGGTAACTTAGTTGCTGTTACTGGTATAAAGACAGATAATTATTACTATGCTAACGGTAGTCCATTCAATCCAACTGGTACGTATAATAATGGTAATGTTTTTGACTATTTAACTGGATCAAATGCAATTGTTCAATTCAGTGGTAACATTGCACCCGGCAGAGTTACGACACAAGTTATCACTGCTGGTGCAAACACAACAGCAGGCAACATTACTGGTAATTGGACATTGACTTCAGGTTCACGATTAAATGCAACATACGCTGACTTGGCAGAACGCTTTGAAGCAGATGCTTATTACGATGCCGGAACAGTTGTTGAAATGGGCGGAGATAAAGAAATTACTGCGGTTCAATATGAATTGTCAGAAGATGTATTTGGTGTTGTTTCGGAGACAGCCGGTTATTTAATGAATGCTATGGCAGGAGATGATTCTACGCACCCTCCAATCGCTGTAGGTGGTCGTGTAAAAGTTAAAGTGGACGGTGTAGTTAAAAAAGGTCAACGTCTTGTTTCTGCTGGTAATGGCATTGCACGTGCAGCCAAATCAGGAGAAGCAACTGCTTTCAACATCATAGGTCGTGCTTTAGAAAATAAAACAACAACTGGCGCGGGTGTAGTAGAAGCATTCGTTAAAATTAATTAAGGATAAAAAATGACTTACGCACAATATGGACTAATACAAGCCGCAGATTATAACACTCTAGTGGGCACTAATCCGAATACAACATCCGGCACACTAAACACGGTTTGGTCCACTGGCGGCTCATTAACTGGTTACGGTCAAACCGCTGAGGGTACTGTTGCGGCTGGTGATTTAGTAACCGCCGCTAAGTGGGCTAACTTAATCACCAAAACAGCAAACTCCGCAACACACCAAGGTACCTCAATTACATCAGTAACGGCGCCCGTCAGTGGCGGAACAGTTACTTATTTGTCTGCTGTTCCTACAAATTTAACGACTATTTACACTAGTAGATTAAATGCTGCCACGCAAGGAGCAACTACTGCTAACTCAGTGGCACAGGCCACAACATGGTCGACTCTCTTAACATTTACTCACACTGTTACATTTGCTAACGGTGATGCCGCACGATACTTTTTTAATTCCGGTGGTCAATTAAAAATTACATGTTCACATGCTAACGTAACTGGCGCAGGAAATCAGTTGTTTAACGGTCTAGCTAGTAACGTAGGTACTATTGTAATGTCAGCACCTACCTCAGGTACAATCACAGTTGCATCTACATCATACAATGGTATCACTAAAATTGGCGGTGGAGGTAGTGCTCCTACTGTCAGCACCAATTCTGGTTATTACGCAATGACAACAAGTAACGCTAACGTGTTTACTCAATTAGCAGGCGGCGCAACAGCTTATTTGAATTCATTCATTCGTGTTATTGCTAAGAGTAATGGCACAGTTGGTTCGAACGGCGACGTCGGTAACGTTGTTACATTATTCACACTTTGGGATGAAGTACCCGACGGTTTAACAGTAGGTTCTGGATCGACGGTAACAGTTACTGCGGTAGCTCCGGAAACAACTAATTTGGCTAATACTTGGGGCACCATCACTATTGCCGGATCAGTATCAGGTTCATAATTTTTTCTGAGGTCTTTGTATCCATCTAAATACTCTTAGGAGATTACATGGATACAAAGATTTTAATTACTGAAGCCAAAGCCCGCTTCAATCACAATTCCGCAAAAGCCTATTTAAAAGACAAATATAGTAGCAAGTTAATTGTTGCTGACCAGGGCGGCCTTTGGTGCGCTGACCAAACCACTATTTCTTTTCTAAACACAATGGATGATGACAACTATGTCATTATGATTGATACCTTCAATAATCCAGTTCAAGTTAACCGTACACAACTATTAGAAGTATTGAAAACTACATACAATACAGTTATGTTGGCATGGTATAAAGAATGGAAAGAGTTAGAAAGTAAGAGATGAATAGGGGCGTAATATTATTTGCGTTTAACTCTCCCAAATTCAATTACTATGATATGGCTGTAGCTACAGCTAAACGCATCAATCATTTCTTAAACTTACCTGTAACACTTGTTACGGATGAAAATTCTATACCTACTCAGCCTGAGTATACATTTGATAAGACAGTCATAGTTACTCCGGACAAAAACAACAAACGTGATTGGGGTATATGGATCAACAAAGGTAGATATCAGGCATTCGAGTTGAGTCCATACGATGACACTATTTTATTAGATACCGATTACTTGGTCAATTCAAATAAGCTATTACATACATTTGATTTGCCTACTGATTTTTGTTGCCATGACAACACGCATTTTTTGATGTATCCTGATATTCCGCAAGAACTATTAAGTAACTATGGCTTCAAAACACTATGGGCTACTGTAGTAAGATTCAACAAAACTAAACGTGCTGAACAAATATTCCATTCAATGGAAATGATTCAAAATAATTTTGAACACTACGCAAATCTACATAGTTTCATTCATTCAACATTCCGTAATGATTATGCGTTAACACTAGCAACACGCATTGTTAATGGACATACTACGCCTGTCAGTGATTACATACCGTGGAATCTAGTCCATATAGGCAAGAATACTTCAATACATAAAAACACGGATGATCCTTTTAATACTGAATATACTGTAATGTTTGATAACTGGAACAAAGGTAAAATTCGTAAAGAATACAACATAATTAAAGACATGGATTTCCATGTGTTGAACAAAGAAAACTTTTTGGAGTTGATATAATGTCTAAGGGTTTTGTAATTATGGCACAAGACACATCAAGTGTGAAATACACAACTTGTGCGGAAGCGTTAAAGAAAAGCATATTGCGAGTCATGCCAAATGCTAACATAACTATTATCACAACTGATATGTTACCATACGGTGATTTAGCCCCAACTAACGAGTGGAAATTAATAAACGACTGGCAAGTATATGAAGCAAGCCCGTATGATGAGACTATCAAGTTAGAAGCAGATATGTATATTCCACGCAATATTGACCATTGGTGGGATGTATTATCGCAACAGGATGTAGTAGTGTCTAGTTCAATCAGAAATTTTAGACAAGAAATATCAGACAATAGATTCTACCGTAGATTTATTGACGATAACAACTTACCTGACGCATACAATGCTATCACTTATTTTAAAAAATCTGATACAGCCAAGCAATTTTTTGATATTGTAAAAGATGTTTTTGAAAATTGGAATGACTACAAAGCATCATTGAAGTGCAATTCGGAAGAAATTGTAACAACAGATTGGGCATATGCTATTGCTTGCCATATTATGGGTATTGAAAACACAATGATGCCTATGTTTAAAGAAATGGCAATGGTTCATATGAAACAATACATTAATGGTTGTCCCACTGAGAACTGGACAGATACGTTTGTTTATGAATGTTTTTCGGATCATATTAGAGTTCAAACTGTACCACAGCAATACCCGTTCCACTATCATGTAAAAAACTTTAGTGATAAAATATTAGAAAGTATGAAATGAGTACGGACGACAACCAACAAGATTATATTATCATCTGGGAACAAGCTAAACTAGAACCACCTGAATTTAGATTGTACTACGATGATAAAGGATCGGTAATATGCTACACAGGTGACAAGTCAATGACCGGAAATTATATTGTCATTGATGCGTTAACATTCGCTGCCGCTAGACCAGATTTAAGAGTTATTGATGGTAGGATATCTACAGCAAGCCCCAAGTCAGTAGTTTATAAACTAATGCCTGATGCCGCAGAAGGGGTAGAATGTCATCCTGATGATGTAAGCGTGGTAGTCAATAGTACACATGTAGGTGAAAGGCAGAAATGGAAATTAAACATATATGAACTCGACTGATATTATTGATGTAGCTGATTTAGACTGCATTTATCTAAGTTATGACGAGCCACAGAAGGAAGAATTTTGGCTCAAGATCAAGAACATGGTGCCATGGGCTAAACGTGTAGACGGAGTTAAAGGTTCAGACGCCGCACACAAAGCCGCAGGTGAAGCCAGCGATACAGAACGTTTCATTCTTATTGATGGCGACAACATGCCAGAAGAAAGTTTCTTTAATATTCAATTAGATTTCACGGGTAAAGACGAGTCATTTAAACGAGCACAGTTTCGTTGGAAAGCTATCAATAACATTAACGGGTTGAGATACGGTAATGGCGGCATGAGTTCTTGGACTAAAGAATATGTCGCCAACATGAAAACACACGAACATCAAAAAGATGGTGATGTATCACGTATTGCTGATTTCTGTATGGGCGGAGATGATAACTTGTATTGGGCTATGTGGGATTGCTATTCAACCACATATCCAAATATGACACCATTTCAAGCATGGCGTGCAGGATTCCGCGAAGGTGTTAAGATGAGTTTAGATAGAGGTGCTCGACCCACAGTAGATCAATTCAAAGAAACTGTGGCAAGTCGCAACTTAGATAACTTGACTATCTGGCATAACATAGGTGCAGATGTAGAGAATGGTGACTGGGCTATATATGGTGCCCGACTTGGTACATATATGACGTTATTGACTACATGGGATCATGCAAATGTTCAATGGTTTGATAACTACATTCAAATGTGGGAAGAACAAGAACTCAGAAACCCGGTTGTCGAGGCTGCACAAATTGGTCAACAACTCAACGACAAGTTAGGTTTGCCTATGTGCAGATTAGATGAAGCACAGAGTAAGTTCTTCAAGCGTCATTATCTTGCTGATAAATATAATCTCGGACCATTAGTAAAAGAGATGGACGTTATTAGAAAAATAGAAGGATGGTAATGCAACACGAATATATTAAATTAGCACACAGTAATCCCGCACATGAGGATTGGTTCGTAGTTAACTGGTGCTTAGGTAACACATGTAATTTCGAATGTAGTTACTGTCCAGATGATCTTCATTCAGGTAGCATTAAGTGGCCTGAGATAGAACAAATTAAACAATTTATGACTAGAGTAGCTGAACAAGTTGCTCCTAGAAAAGTATATTATGAATTAACTGGTGGTGAAGTTACACTATACAAGCATTTTACTGAAATTTGCCAACACGCCACCGCACTTGGCGCCAAAGTTGGATTGATTAGTAATGGTAGCAGAACACTGCGTTGGTGGGAAGATAATAAACAATATTTTGACCATGTGTGTTTAAGCTTTCATCCTGAGTTTGCTGACCCTGATCACTTTGTTCAAGTTGTAAAATTATTAAACAATGATGTAAGAACACATGTAAACATTATGATGAGTCCTGAGAAGTTTGACTTCTGTTATGCTATCGCAAACAAAGTTAAAACATTAGGTAATATCAGTATGGCACTTCAGCCATTGATTCATGACTTCGGTGATACATTGTTTGACTATGATGATTTTCAGAAAAAGATTTTTGATAAACAACATGAGTTGATTGTTAAACACATCAAGCATACTAAATCATTTGATTACTATCGAGGTGCTATGAAGATGGTTAAAGAAGATGGAACTGAAATCGTATCTAGCGCACATAGATTCATTAGTCAAAAGACAAATGATTGGAGTGGTTGGAAATGCTACAGTGGAGCAGAACAAATTGTAGTTGACTTATCTGGAGATGTGTTTAGAGGATGGTGTAAAGTTGGCGGCAAGATTGGCAATATATTTGAAAATTTTGAAGTAACCAAAACACCTGTTATTTGTAATAAAACAATGTGCCACTGTAACTTTGATATTATGAGCACGAAAGAACTATGAGTAATCCACTAGACACAATATGCGATTTAAAATGGAACTACCCTATCTTTGGTATGGATAGAGGTGAATTCAGAAGTTGCTGTAGGACTCCTACTAATTTAGTAACAGAGAACGAGTTACAAGAATTTGGCGTTGATGCTTTCTTGAATTCACCTAAACAAAGACAAGAACGCTTGGACTTAATTCAGGGTCGTAGAACTGAATCATGTGTTAGTTGCTGGAAACTAGAAGATTCTGGCATACAGAGTCCTCGTCATCACCCTAAACAAATGTGGTGGCAGTTAATAAAATCTAAACAAGTCACACCCAGTGAATACTCTGATGAAAAACTATCATTGGAATTAAGTAAGATTAATGATATCAATCATCCGGCATTGTATAGTTATAAGCCATACATGTTAGAAATCAGCATGGGTAATACCTGTGATTTGAAATGCATGTACTGTAGTCATCACTATTCTACTCAGTGGGCAACGGAACGTATCAAGTACCATGAAATAACACAAGAACAGTATGATAGAGAATTTCCCAAAGCACCACCGAGCTTTGACGGTAAATTTTGGGAATGGTTCAATGAGACCGGAAGACATAGTATCACACGACTTGGATTGATTGGTGGCGAACCATTAATCATGCCAGAGTTCTATACTTTCATGGATAAAGTCATTGCCAGTGTTGAAGAAATCAACGACCAGCGTAAAGAAAAGATTACATTATGGATAGTAAGTAACTTTAACACACCGTCAAATTATCTACAAAAGGTAATGCAGTATCTACCCAAGATATCCAAAGTATTCAACTTAGAGATATTGGGCAGTATGGAAAGCGTTGGTGAAAAATCAGAGTACATTCGCAACGGCGTTAGCTGGGAACGATTCACTAAAAACATTGACACTATCTTAAGTAACAAAGAACTAGAGTTTGATTTTGGCTTCATCATGAGTGTTAACGCATTGAATATAACCAGTAACAAAGACTTTATTGCTTATACAAAAGCATTGTATGAAAAGCATGGTAGACCAGTGATATTGAAGCAAAACTTAGTTAGTTTTCCTAGCTGGCAAAGTCCAATGATACTGTCACAAGACTTCATCCCCTACATAGAAGATACTATTCAATATCTAAATGACAATGCTGAATCTATGCCAACGGTAAAAGACTCACTTGGAACATGGTCAGCATATGCTAAATTCCTACAAACTATTATTGATGGTATCAACAATCAATCAATTGATAGATTAAATGACAGAAAGAAATTCGCTGAGTGGTTCGATACGTATGATTCACGCAGGGGACTAAAGTTAACTGGCACATTCCCGGAATACACTGATTTCTATAACATGTGTAAGGGTTTATAATGGATAAGAAACAATTTATTCCTATCTTTTCCGGCGATGACGGCAAGGGTTCTAAAATTTGGTATACTTCTAAGTTATTAGACGAACAGTATGGATTTGATCTTGTTGAAATCATCAAGAAAACTTCTCCCACATCAACACATAGAGCAACAGATAGTGAATATACAGAACTTGTGCGAGATCAAGTTCCTGATAACTTTTGTTTATATCCATTTACACATTTTCAATTAGATCCAGATGGTAGAGCACGTCCTTGTTGTAAGTATAAGGTAGGTGATCCTACATGGCAGAAAGATGTTCCTAAACTACCTGATGTAAACATAGGTGATCTCTGGGAGCAAGAAGAATTTCAAAATATACGTAGTCAGTTTTTAAGAAACGAAAGACCATCTGGGTGTAAAGCATGTTGGGATGAAGAAGCAGCAGGAGTACCTAGTATGAGATTGACTAGAGAAAAGGGCGGCAAAGAGCACCCACATGCAACTTTCTTCCATCATATTCCTAGACTTTATCCAAAGAGCCTAGACTTAAAACTAAGCAACTTGTGCAATCTCAAGTGTAGAATATGTACTCCTTTTCTAAGCACACAATGGATGAAAGAAATCATCGATTTGGGTGTACATGATATGGGAGATGTTAGAACATTCACTAGCAATGCTAAAGAAAAGTTTTCTGCTGATCCTGCAAACGAAGAAATATTAAAACAGTGGGCACCTACTATTGACTACTTAGAATTCTATGGTGGTGAACCATTAATGCAACAAGAACATGATAAAATTTTGCGTATCATGAATGAGCACGGTAAGCCAGAACACACTGGATTATACTATAACACTAATAGCACTATATGTGACGAAGAATTCTTTAAATTGTGGGCTCCTTTCAAGGAAGTAACTATAAATTTCAGCATAGACGATGTTGGTACTAGATTCGAATATCAAAGAAAAAATGCTATTTGGGCTGAGACACTAGATAACATGAACAAATATAAAGAATTAGCATTAAAATACAACGTCAATATGATAGTGAGACTCTATACTACAGTAGGGATTTTGAATGTATTGTATCTGCCGGAATTTTTTGAGTTTGTTAAACAACATGAAATGAAAGTGGTATTGAACCTAGTTCATTACCCTCATCATTATTCTATTGTCAATCTACCGGCTGAAGTTAAAGATATCGTAAAAGAAAAATTGCTATCACTTGACACTGGAAAGTACTTAACTGAATGGTCTCCTACAATTGATAACATCATAAATTTCATGTATGGATCAGAGTGTAATACGGAGTTACTTAAAACGTTCTTTCATAAAACACATATACATGATGAATATAGAAATGAGTCGTTTAACAATACTTTCCCTGAATTATATGAGATGTTAAAGAAGTATGAATAATAATTTACCCAAATCATTTTGTTCATTGCCGTGGGTTAATATATCTACCGATGTGAATGGGTCATTGCGCCCTTGTTGTAAGTTTGCACAACCTGATATATCTAATGAGTATCAACTACCTAATATGAAAGAAGGTAGATTAGATGTATTATGGAATGACCAGCGTTTTCAAAATCTTAGACAAGCATTTTTGGATGGTAAGAAACCAAAAGAATGTCAAAGTTGCTGGGATGAAGAAGCTGCCGGAATCAAGAGTTTTAGAGTTCAATGGGAAATTGACAAAAAGGTAGACACCACTGGTATGATTTTCGAACCTGTTGCTACTAGCGGTCCACGTGCAATGGACTTAAAACTAAACAACGTATGTAATCTCAAATGTAGAATCTGTGGTCCACAAGCAAGTTCAACTTTCTTGAAAGAACATCAAGAACGATTGAATATAACATTGGAAGGAAGCGAATATTGGATTAGCAATAAGATTCTTGGTACAGCCAATGAAGAAGTTATTAACAAATGGGCAGAAGATTTAATTCACCTTGAAGTTACTGGGGGCGAGCCAATGGCAAGTCCGGAGAACATAAAAATTTTAGACTTACTAATTAAGTCAGGTAAAGCCAAGAACATATCAGTATTGTTGAACACCAATGGCACCTTGTACAATAAGAAATTTTTAGATAACATACTTCAGTTCAAAGAAATAACACTGTGTCTATCAATTGATGATTTAGATGCTAGGCTAGAGTACGAACGCTATCCCACAGAATGGAACGTAATACAAGAAAATATAACAAAATTTATTGAATTACGAAAGACACATAGTAATCTGTTTCTAACGTTATGTCCTACTGTTAGTTCTTTTAACGTGTACTATCTACCAGATTACTTAGAGTGGGCAAAGACACTGGATATATACACCTATTATAACATATTACATTACCCTCCTAGTCATAGTGTGAAGAACTTACCGGATAAGTTAAAAGAAATAGTATCTGCCCGTTTAACACATGAAGATTTTGCTATCGTCAAAAACTTCTTGCATTTATCCAGAGATAATGATACACTTATCAATGAATTTATTAATAAGAATGAAGAATTAGACCAATACAGACAGCAAGATTTTAAAACCACATTCGGTGAATGGGGGAACTTAGTTATGGAATACAACGATGAATAAATTAACACCAGAGCAAATTGACGCATATAATGTTAAACGTAAAGAGTTTGACCAAAGCAGAGAAATAAACACAATAAGTCCGTGTGTTGCCCCGTTAAACAATATGTATTTTACTGTTGAAGGTAATGTAGCTCCTTGCTGGTTATTAGTTGGACGTGTTGATAAATGGTCAACTACTCGGTCAATCAAAGATATATGGTTTGGTGAGAATTTTACTCAATACAGAAATCAATTAAAAGAAGGTATATTCAATAGTGAATGTAGAGTATGTAAGCAGAAAATAGAAGCAGACACTTGGCCATTGGCATTAGCTTATGATGGTTTTAGTGTGAAAGAATATCCAACTGTATTAGAATTAGAGTTAAGTAATCAGTGTAATTTAGAATGTGTAATGTGTGATGGTAGATTAAGTTCTGGTATTAGAAAAAACAGAGATAAACTACCACCTATGACAATGGTGTATGATGATAGTTTTGTTGAACAATTGAAAGAATTCATACCTCATTTAGAAGAACTTAGATTCAACGGTGGTGAGCCCTTCGCACAAAAAATTGTTTATGATATTTGTATGGTTGTAGCACAAATTAATCCATCATTGAGAATCAACATTGCCACTAACGGTACTGTATATAACAAGCAGGTTCGTGAAATATTAGACAAGTGTAATATTCACTTGAACATTAGTATTGATAGCTTAGATAAACAAAACTATGAATCAATTAGAATCAACGGAAACTTTGATGATCTGATGGAAAACTTCCTAACATTTAAAAAGTACTGTAAAGATAACAATCGCGGACTTAGCGTTATGGTTAATCCCATGAACAACAACTGGTGGGAAATGCCTGAATTTGTTCGCTTCACAACTGAGAATGAGGTTAACTTATGGTACAACACGATACACCACCCAGAACATCTAAGTATTTGGAAATTACCTAGTCAAAATTTAGGAGTTATTCTACAAACATTAGAACCACAAGTTGAAGAACTAAAACCAGTTGACTACTCAAATTATGTAGCACACGGTAACTGGGAAAAACTAAATCATTTTGTCAATAAGCAGATAGCAAATTGGTACAACAAGCAGGCGGCAAGAGAACAAGAAACAAATAAAAAAGTATTTGAAATTAAAGCAATATGAAAAAGTTAATATTTAACGGTTGTAGTTTTATGGCAGGTGATGAACTTGTATGGGAGAAATATCAAAAAGAACAAGGTAGAGAATTTCAACCTTGGCACTGGAAACAACCAAATTACGATGACTCACTGTTTAGACTTGAGTATAGAAAGTATCGTAAACAATTTAATTTGCCAGCAGTAGTCAGTCGTAAATTGGGATGTGAATGGGACGATCTATCAGCCGACGGAACAAGTAATACAAATATTGTAATAAACACGATAGCATATTTAAATGATTATTCAAAAGAGGAAAGACAAAAGTGTCATGTTATTATAGGATGGACTTGTATTAGTAGAATTCTCAAATACTCACCAACACGAAATATTTTTCTTAATTTGACAGCCCAACATTATTCAGAGCATACCGAAGACTTGGCTAAAACAGAACTCAAAGAACATATAAAAATACAAATATTGGGGGCAGATGATCAGGATTTCATTTTAGATTATGTGAAAAATGTAATGCTTTTAGAAAATTATCTAATATCTAATAATATTACTTATACATTTTATAGGGCTATTGATGACGGATTGTATAAATTTAAAAATATAGGTCCATTTGACTATGATTCCACCATTACATTAAACGTAGAAGATTGTACCAATCATAATAATTGGTATCCTTTTTCTGGCGCACCAATAGCCCCGATTTATGAATATGGGTGGAATATGGTATTTCTTAATAAGCCAAATCTAGTGATATCACAAACAAATGGCCACCCGGGGTTTTCTGCAATAAATGCCTTTTCTACTAAACTATCAGAGTTTGTTCAAAAACAAAATGTCCTTTAAGGCTTTTGTATCAAAATCATTGTATCTTCTTTATTTACCACTTTCCATCCCTGAGAAATTAAGTTATTGATTTCTTTATAAACATCTGGTCCCATATTCTCATCATATAAGTGTGCCATAATACAACCGTCATCTTTAAGATGTTGAATCCAAAAGTTTAAATTTTTAATAAATTCAGGGTTGTGATGAATATTAATTAACACCAGATCTACTGGTGTAGTCCAATCATTGAATCTAGGGGTAGAACGTTCATGTAGAGTTATGTTTGTGCATTTATTAGTAATTCGTTTCCATGCTAATTTACCACTAGTGTCGGCTTCAAAATCTTGAGATAATCCTTCAAGTAAACTTGGGCCCATTTTTTTATCTACGCCGTTGTCGCTACACATATCAAGCAACTGTTCTCGTATCCAAGGCTTTACCGATTCGAATTCAGTTAATAAAGAACGTTCATTAAATGCTTCTATACTATGAATGTTAAGATATTTGTTTCCACGTGCTAAAATTGCGGCTCTACCACCTAATCCGGAATTTACTTCTACCACCACACAATTAGGGTCTAACTGTTTTGCTGTTCTTAATAACATAAAACGTTCAGCTACCGATATCGATGAAAAACAACTTTCTAATGGTAACACATTAGAATTACCAAATTCTGATTTAATATAAAATACTCTATTTGCTCTAGTTTTTGTTGATTCCGACCATTTACCAGATTCTTCAAAAGTGTGTGCAAATCCATCTATATCAACTATATCTTTGTAATTGTTTTTAAATTTAAAATCACACTTAGTAACATAATTACCATCATCGTCAATTTTAAAATATAGATTGGCTATGTAGGTATGTGAGTCCGGTGCAATAGTAAATATAAAATCTCTATGGTCTAGTTCAGGATTAAAGTTTAGTGTCATTTCAAATCCACCACGAACTCTCCATAGCATTCTAAAGAAACCAAAAGCCTCATTCATTACGCTATTAGCAAAATCACCCTTATCAGATTTAATGATAGACATGAAATCAAAATTTTCGTATTCTACATGCTCATTTATATATTCACTATCAAATTTTAGTTCATAATGATCGGTTATATCTCCTTCTGAACTGTGAACATTGGTTATAGTTCCACCGTATTCTTTGCATAGATGCAACCATATATGTATTAATTTAATTCTGATATGCCTATGTAATTTTGTATTCATTAAATCTAATGAATACCATCCACCTAACCAAGGTGAATTTCTAGGGTTGATATTGAATTTTTCTCTGTCATCATACGCCGAACCCATATTGTCGCCTAGACCAGGCCCCGGGCTACTTGCAATAATTCTATTTCTATGATTCCATAACATATTAAATGTATGTGTCAATGCTTCAATATCCTCACCGGGGGCACCAATCACCAAACAAGCAGATACTTTCATGCCCACTTTATCAGAATCAATGATGTTTTGATTAATCTCTGCTACAGTATTTTTCTTATTGATTGCTTTTAATACTTTATCACTACCAGTTTCAATGCCATAGTTAAAGCCTTGACAACCTGCTGCCTTCATTAACTTATAGAATTCTAAATCCATTCTACCATCAGCACGTGCATAACCCCACCAATTAAGATTTAGTTTTCTATCTACTAGCTCTTGACAAAAACTTCTAAACTCTTTTAAATTACCATTCATCAAACTATCAACAAATGATATAAAACTAATACCGTATTTTTTAACTTGATATTCTAATTCATCAACAACTGTTTGTGCACCTCTGTCACGGAATTTCCAATAATATACTTCTGTGCAGTAACTACATTTGGCTATACAGCCTCTACTAATTTCAGCACAGATAGAATTTTTACCCCAATATCTGGTTAAGTCAAAATCACTATAATCAGGATAAGGTAGACTATCAATGTCAATGCGTGTATCACTATATAACCCACCTATTGCCGGTTGTAAAGGTTTGATACCGTTTTCCCAATTCTCTAAGAAATCTAATATGTTCTGCTCACTCTCACCGATGAAGTAATAATCAACGTTGGCTGGTTTTTTATAATATTCTTCATGGCATTCAGGTCCACCCATAACAATAGTGATATCAGGTCTTCTTTTACGGATCTGATTAATCATCCACTTAGTGGGTAACAAGTTAGTATAATAAGAACTGAAGCCTATAATATCAGGGTTTTCATCTAATAGTATTTCTAAATATTCTTTTAATATCGGTTCATATGTAGGATGAATACGTTTATAATATTCATCACCTTGCCACCACCAATAATTTGCACCATTCCATGCATCATCTAAACTTGGATTAGCTTCTTTTATAAGATAATGTGAATCAACATTGAAATCATGCACAATAGTTGGATAACCAGCTTCACGCATCAGTGCTGATAACCTAGCCAAATTATATGGAGGCATGTATATAGCCCAACTACCTAACACACATAATGTCATTTTTGTTTTACGAGTACCTACATTAACTCCCACTGATTTTACATTCGATCTAGCCTTTCGTGCAGGTTTGAATGTAATATCAGTGTTTTTTGGAAATAAGTTTTGTGCTATCCAGGTGTCTTTATCCATAAAATCTCTTTATTCTGTAGGGTATACCCAATTAATTGAATTGCCATCAACTCTGAATGATAGCAATGTATTGTCATCTCTATATGTATGCTCAATGGCACTCTCGGGAAAAAAACTAACAACTTCAGAAAAAGGTCTTGAAGTAGTTGATGTAGTTAAACCATTTGAAACTTTTTTAAGTATGACTGCCATTTCATTATTGTTAATAAGAATATGTACGTCCCTGCAATCAAACCCAGAACTTACTAAATGGTATAATAATGTGCTAATTACAAATTTATTAATATGACTATCTACAACTGCTTCCGGGTGACCACCGTCATTATACGGAACAGTTAATGCTAGAGTGCCGCCTTCGTTTAAGTCATTAAATATTTTATCTAAAAACATAGCTGGATTTCTAATATGTTCTAAAACGTGAGAACACCATATAACATCAAATTTTTCTTTAAAATCTAGTGTCAAGTAATCTTCTGTATGATCTATTTTAATAGGATCAAATTCAGGGAGTCTAGGTTTACTCTCACCTGGTTCTATTGTTGTAACCTTCTTATCTAAAAATTTAAACACATTGCTTACAAGACCTTCCCCGCAACCAATATCTAATACTGTTTTAAATTTAGTGCTATGTAATAATCCTAATAGGGTAGCATGTGCAAACCATATGGGAAAATTTTTGGATGTATCATTTTTTTGTATATTGAATTGATATGCACTTCCTGTCCAAGGCAATCTATTTAATCTTCTGCATTCTACTGGTAACTCATCTATTGTTTTAAATTTATATTCAATCTCCTCAGAGGGGATAAGTTTTGGCTTTATTGACCAACCCACTAATGCTCGTTTTTCTAAAATATAATTATTGAGATAGTTATCACTGGCATGAAGTGCATGTCGGCTAGCCACTAATAAATCGCCTTTTTTCCAATTATATATTTTTTCAATAGATAAACGTTTAATAATATCTCTTTCGCAGTGTGTCAAATATTTCTCATAAGTATCATCATCAATTTCGTCTAACAATTCAGGTTCATCAAACTTTATCCAATTGTGTCCACCCTTGTGGTTATAGGATTCTTGATCAAATATTATAGTGTTAGTGTCATAAGTTTCTAATGGAATTAAAAATGTGTATGCATACTCCCAACCTTCTGGTAAATGAGTTCCTGTATTATTTAAATCTAATGCGTCGGAATGAACATCATATGGTTGAAAAGAATTTAAAATATGCCAATCACGGCATACTATTTCTCTAGAAAAATATTGTGATAATTTATCTGAAAGTATTTTTGCTATTTTACCTTCACTACTAGGCCCCGGGTACCAATAATGTGCTCTAGCTTCAGGGTTAGTCCTACCCTGCTCGTTTCCTAATTCAACACCCATTTTTTCTATGTGTATTATAGTATCTGAGTTTTGTCTAAAAATCTTTTCAATTTGAAATAGTTCACTGTTATTAAAAAAGTTAGGAATTACTTGTGTTTGTAAATTATCCTTACGTTGTATTTTTTTTACTTTAGTAACAGGTTGAGTTTTAGTAACAGGTTGTGATATTGTATTACTGTTTTTTTGTGTTTTTTTCAATTTATATCCTTAAATTAATTTAAAGTGGGTGCAAACATTTTAGGATAACGCTTAATCTCAGGTAATGTTAAAATTTCTTTAGCACGATTGTAATTAGGTGAACCTGCAAACCATACTGCTTTTTTATCAAATTCGGACTGAGAATAAGTGCCCCAATTTAACATATTTACTATGTATATGTCTGGTAGATTTTTTGGATAATTATATGCTAACTTAACTAAATCAACTATTGATTCAAAGTTATCTTCTTGTAATATAACGTTCCATGCCCAAGTCTTTTTATTATCATGCTGTAATGTATTTTCATATAGATAATTCATGTTTTGCCACAACAGATCCCAATCACCACCGCATCTGACTTTCTCGTAACTTTCTTTATTTCCAGCATCAATACTTAATCTAACACCGATTGATCTTTCAAACAATATACTATATTTTTGTTGTATCTTTTCAGTCATCATTGTACCATTGGTACACAATACTGTTTTGAAATTAGGCCACTTCTCTGGATGCTTAAATACTTCCTCAGTTTCAAATATTTCTCTATAAACTGGACTAAAGAATATCTCACCTACACCATCAAACGTAAGTGTAATGTGTTGATCGTGTGGCTCTTTAAATACTGAACTAAATGCAGTTCTTAATATTTTTAAAGCACGTTGATGAGCATCTGCTTCTAATGTTATTATTTTATATGTTCTACAGCTAGGGCAAACTAGATTACAAGTGTTATCCACTGAGAATGCTATGTTTTTAGGAAACTTAAGTTTAGGATCAACGAACGTAGATTTTGGAACTATCCTACCGCCACCACCGGCAATCATAGCCGGGCATGTTTTTGCATTACAATAACGATATGATCCATCTAGTATTGATTCTCTTACTACTCTAGCTTTCTCACCATTCCAAATTGAATGCATATCTTCTTCTAAAAGATTTCCAATAGATGCAGGATTCCAACCCGGGCAACACATATATACGCTGCCGTTAGCTTGTATTTCTACATCGCCAAATGGTAAATCACATACATTTTCATTTTTATCAAAATTGCATGTTTCACCGGAATCATATTCTTCATAATTTAATTCTCCTAAAACGGGATCATCAATTATTTTTCTTTTCAGATGCATTGCAAATTCTCTGCGATTGGTAAGTGCCATATTTACTTCTTTTTCAATTCATTTTTTAATTGTGGAACAATACTCACTATACTGTTACCGCGCCCAGTTTCAAGTAGTTCGGTATATTCAACCCAGTGAGTGTGAAGTTCTTCCCCTAGGAAATCATTGGATAATAGATTAATCACGTATTGAAATTCATTGTCAATGCTATTCTTGGTATAAAATTCAATTAAATGTTTTCTAGTGTCATCCGATAGTGTCGCTAATGACAAATAACTTGGACTGACTACACAATTGTTGAATCCTGCTAATCGTTTAACCTTGTTATATTTTTCTGACATTTCTATAGTCCAATCACGGATCTCTAGTAAGTTGAAAGCATTGTAATTCATTGAAGCAACACTTATCAATATAGTTACATTGGGTATTTCATTTAATTTTGCTAAGTTGGGTTCAATAGTTTCAAACTTTGCATCACCGTATCTGATATAATTGAATAGTTCACCTATCCCGTCTATGGACATATTAATGTGAACTGTTTTACATTTTTTTAATAATTCTATTACAGCATCATCAACGTATGTTCCGTTAGTAGTTACGCTTACATTTACTTTGTTTAATAAACCTTGCGTATCAGCATATTCTAAAATTGTTTGTGTTTCTGAATTAAGGAAAGGCTCACCTCCCCTAAAACTTAAAGTTCTTAGGTTACTTAAATCTAATTGTTTTACATTCTCTAAAACTAAATCTGGGTTAGGTAAATGCATCTTGTCTAACGTAGTACCATCAGAATCTGAATATGACCCAACTTCTATTGGACGAGAGGAAAAAACCCGCTTCTGTTTAGTTGGCTCGTATGTGTCAATTATTTTGATTAGTTTCTTACGTTCAATATGCCATTTACTACTATACAATGAATGGCAGTGAACACATGCTAAGTTGCAAATATTACTACCATTAAATTCTAAATAAGTTAACTTTTCATTGTCAATATCGTCTGCTGTAGAATTTTCAAAATAGTTTTGTCTAAGACTATTACCCATTGTTTCTTCATTTTTTTTACAAAGTAGACAACCAGTGGGCCACTCATTAGCATACATCTGCTTTTTTAATTGTTGCCACTTTTCATTAGTGATGATTTCAGATATAGTATTGTCATTGACATTACCTAAGAATCCGTCTTGATAATAACAGCAAGGCCTAATTCCCTTATTAGTATCAACTAATATTGATGTTAATGGTGCGGTGCAGGTTACAGTTGTCATTTAATAATTTCTGTTAATATATACCAACTCTTTTTCAAGTTGAGGAACAACATCCAAAATATTGTTTTTTCTACTAGTTTGCATCAACGTTGTATAATCGATCCAAAAATTGTGTATCTCATCACCGGAATATTTATTAGACAACGTGGCAATTACATGATTGAAATCACCTTGCTTAGAGTTGTTTGCTGTATAATATACAACTAACTCTTTTCTAGTTTCATCTGACAATGTTAATAATGAAAGATATGTTGGATGTGTGAGACAATTTGAAAATCCACAACGTTTATTGACTTTATCGTATTTGGTTGACATGTCTAATACCCAACTTCTTATTTCAACTAAGTTAAATGCATTATAATTCATCACGGTCACACTAACTTGAATATCAATTGATGGTATTGTATTTAATTTGACAATAGTTGGTTCTATATCTTCAAACTTGGCATCACCGTAACGTATATAATTAAACAAATCACCCACACCGTCGACTGATATGTATAGATTGATAAACTTACATTTTTTTAATAGTTCTACTGTTTCGTCATTAATGTATGTTCCATTTGTAGAAACAGTAATTGAGACTTGGGGTAATATATTTTGCTCATCTAAGTATTTTAAAATTGCAGTAGTTTCTGAGTTAAGAAACGGCTCACCGCCTTTGAAGTTAATCGTGCGTAGATTGGATAAATCTAATTCTTTTAAATTTGCAATAACTAAGTCTGGATTTGGTAAATGCATCTTGGTTGACCTACCATTTTCATCATCTGTATACTTGATGACTGCATCAAACCAGGACATATTTTCTCTCTTAGTTTTTTCATATGTGTTGTGTATCTCTATTGCTTTATTAGTTTCAGTTACCCATCTACTACTAAAACCAGCATTACAATGTAAACATGATAAGTTACATATATTACTGCCGTTAAATTCAAGATATGTTAATTTTTCTTCTTCCCAACCAGTAACATCAAACGCACCATCATTAAATAAATGTCGAACACTCCAACCACCGGATACCTCCTCACGTTCTTTACACGGTAAACATGGCTTTGGCCACTCATTTGCATACATTTGTTCTTTTAATTTTTTCCATTCTTGGCTGCTAATAATCTGTAATAAACTATTTTCTTTTATATTTCCTATGTATGTGTTATCATACACACAGCATGGTCTAACACCCTTATTGGTGTCTATCAATGCCGCAGTTAACGGTGCCTTACATAAAACTTTTTTATTCATTATTCGACCCTTCTGGCATGAGTGACCAGCCAATCAATGCTCGTTTTTCAAACATACGCTTTTTTGTAAAGTTATCACTACAATGAAATGATCTTCTAGGCATTATTAATAAGGATCCTTTTTTCCACGGGAAAATAGTTTCAATTGAGAAATGATCTACTAGGTCTTTCCCTTGATGTGTCAAATACTTTTCATGCACTTCATCAGATATTAATCCTTGAGGTGATCTATTTTCACGCTCAATCCAATTAGTTGAAACTTTCATTATATCGCTGCCTTCATTGAATACAATTGTATGTGTGTTATAGTCACTTAATGGAATCAAGAATGTCCAACCAAATTTATAACCTTCGGGTAAACTATGTGTGTATGAGCTACCGTATTCATCAAGTGAATCGGTGTGTATACCATATGGTTTATATGCATTCAATATATGCCAATTATCACATATGTTATCTTTAACGTATGTTTGCATTTTGTTATTTACAAATGAACAAAGCTTTTCTTGGTAACTTGGTCCTGGATACCAATAAAGAGCATGAGCTATTGTTTCATGCTCAGTGGGTTCTTTCCATATCATGGTATCATAATTAAGACGCATTGTTTGTTCAATGTCAAAAATCTCATCTTCACTTAAAAAGTTTTCAATAACGGTTGTTTTCATAATATTATTTAATTTAAAGGTTTTTGTAAAATAATTAAAGTTTCGGTTAACGACATTTTTGTCCAGCCTTGCTGTATAAGATTGTTAAATTCATTTACAACATCAGGAAACAACTCTAAATTATAATCGTGTCCTACTATATATCCGCCTGGCTTAATATGTCCACCCCAAAAATTAATATTTGTAAGTAGAAAAGGATTGGTATGTAGTGCATCTTCAAAAAACACATCAATGGATTGATTCCAATTTAAAAAATCAACAGGTGATGTTCCTGAATGTACACTAATATTAGAATATTTACTAGTCACGTATCTTAATGCCGCCTCGCTAGAAGGGTCACTTATAAAACAATTATTAATATCTGTTGCTAAATCTAATCGATCCTCATTTGGTATATCATGTATATTATACCAGTTATTTGTCATTTGACTTATGTAGGATCTTTGTAATTCCCATTGAATAATATTATCAGGGTGATGCATATCTATACAATGTACCGCAATAGTGGGATTCACTGACGCCATCAAACAAGCTGACCCTCCAATATGTGACCCCACTTCAACTATAATACTATTATTATCTAATGTAGATATTAAATTATATAATACAGTTCTTTCATCGGAAGACATTAACGCTAGGTTACTTTCAATTGGCATCAATGATTCAATCATTATTTTCTATCTCCAAATAAGATGTAATCTTCTTTAGTATAGCCTTCCATTACTTCACTACCTGAACCCATGTCAGGAGTACTAGTTTTGTTATTCAAATCACCGCGAATAGGAACGACAGCCCAAGTACAATAATCTGCAAAATGAGGTAATGCTTTTAGTTCTTCTTCCAAACTTAATGTCTCATCACGGTTGTGCGGCGCCATCATAAACTTAACTTCTAAATGACCACAATCACCGTGCTCTGCTTTTTCTTTTGCAATAGCTTCAACTACTTTAACAAACTTCTTACGGTCATAGAACTCATAATGAACACTTAAATTCAAGTCACCATAATGAATAACTTCTTTGTAATAGTCAGGTAAACGACTACCATTACTGTGCAGACTAACATGATGCCCACATGCGTTTAAATAACGTAACCAATCTAAGAAATCTTTGTTAACAGTTGGCTCACCGCCGCTGATAATAAAATTAACACTCTCACCTTTGGTGAACTTAGTTTCAATCAAATGAGTAGCTCTCATTAAATCTTCTAAGGGCTTATGGGGGTCAGTATTATTATGAATCCAGGGCCAGCAATAACTACAATCGTAGTTACATCTACGACCTATTTCCCAGTATATTTGTTTTTGTGTGCTAGCATGAGTGCGCTCCATACCAACAAATTCTGTCAATTCATCATTTCGTAATTCGTGCTGGGCAGGTAAATCTTGACCTTTACGTAGTAATGGCTTATATTCTAATTTACTGGTTTTGGGAATGAACAAATCAGCACCGCAACTACATACATTTTTAGTACAATTAATCCAATCTTCAGGTACACTAAAGTCATCCCAAACACTGCCCAACTTACCGCCCACTCTACAGCTAGCGGTCCAAACACCACCGTCCATATCGATGAATAAGCTATCGACTCCGGCGCCACATTTCCAATCAGTTAAGTAGTTTAATTTTGCTCCAACTAGTTCGTCAGTTGACCAGTCTCTCCATGATCCGTTTATGCCATATGTTCTTATGGGCTTTCCAGGGGTTATATCCATCACAAATCCTTTATATGATATTTATCAGGATCTATTTTCAGGCATAAATTAATAATTTTTACAAAGGATAGGATTACTAAATATAAGCATGATAAACAACGAAGATACCGTATGCCACTTGCGTTGGGGATATCCCAACTTTAGTCTCTCCCGCAATGAAATTCGCACCTGCTGCAAGACACCATTTCAAACCATCAATGATGGTATGATGGACAAGTACGGTACAGATATTTTTCTGAACACTGATTATCAGAAAAAAAGAAGAATGGAAATGCTTCAGGGAGTTAAACATAGTGACTGCAAAAGTTGCTGGAGTTTAGAAGAAGCCGGAGCAAAAAGTTTGCGTGGTAACAACCCATACGGGTTTATAGATTATGCCAACAGACATCAGATGTTTCAGGAATTTACGCTTCCTACGCTAGTAGAGATAGCTAATCAAGTTACAATAGACAGTAAAATACTAGAAAGCAATAATCCATTCATGCTTGAGGTAAGTCTAGGTAATACATGTGATATGAAGTGTATGTACTGTAATCATGTATATAGTAGCCAGTGGGCATCAGAAAGTTTAAAGAACAATACCATCAACATAGAAATCTATAAACAAGTACAAACAAATCCCAATGAAAGATTCATTAATTTGTTTTGGAATTGGGTAGATACAAAAGCAAAACATTCATTAGACAGAATTGGTATCATCGGCGGTGAACCATTGATTACTCCTGAGTTCTATGATTTCTTAGATAAGCTAATAGAAGTCTATGCTGATAAAGAAGGTTCTAAAACTAGAATCTGGGTAGTTACTAATTTAAATGCCACAGACAATTACTATAACAAGTTTTTAGAATACATTCCTAAACTATCAGATAAATTCATATTAGAAGTTCACATCAGTATGGAAGCATTGAGTGACCAAGCTGAATATATTCGCAATGGACTTGAGTGGAGTCGATTTGAAAGTAATGTAAATAAAATATTTGCTAGTGATGCTGACATTGAATTAGCATTTTTACCAAGTGTCACTGCGTTGGCTATACCAAGATTTCCTAAGTTTCTCAAATGGGTCTATGATTTATCTAAGACACATGACAAGGCAGTCATGCTTAAACAAAACATAGTGACACATCCCGATGTTCAATCACCGTTTATATTGCCTCCAGAATTTGCTGACTACTTAGATCCTGCGATTGATTGGATGCAAAGTATATCAGTAGATATGCCAGATGTTAGTGACAAATTTGGCACATGGCCCGGCTATACTGATTTTTTAATTAAACTACGTGATGGTATTAGATTCAACAAGAATGACAACACTATGCTTAAACAAAGATTTGCTACATGGTTTGATGACTTTGATAAAAAAAGAAATTTGAATTTTGTTAACACGTTCCCTGAACTAGCAAAATTCTACGATGAATGTAAAACACAATAAGGAGTTAGTATGAAATGGATTAAAAATTTAATAGATAAAATTCGAATGGAAATTTACTATCGAAAACGTCTTAAAGAACTTAAAAAACGAGACCCATTCATCTACAAATAAGCATGAACTATATTGGAATATCATGCGGCTTCCATGATGCCGCAGTAAGTGTTATAGATGACAACGGTAACATTTTGTTTGCGGGTCACAGTGAACGATACAGTAAAAACAAACATGATTCACACCTATGTCTCCCTTTAATCACTGATGCCAAATCATACATGGATAGTGATGAATATCAAGTTCACTACTATGAAAGACCTTGGGTTAAGTATTTAAGACAACTGCGTTCCGGAGAACCACGCTCATTGCGTAACTTATCAGCTAAGAATGTGATAGGGTCATCTATAGTTAAGCATCAGCTAGATAACAAAACTATACACACTCACAATCATCATTTAAGTCATGCTGCCGCAGGCTTTCAGACAAGTCCCTACGATGATGCTACTGTAGTTGTTATTGACGCTATTGGCGAGTTTGATACTATAAGCATTTACAACGCATGGTATGATAAGAATGGCAAAGCACAGTATAAGAAGTTATGGGGGCAACATTATCCGCATAGTATAGGATTATTCTATAGTGCTATGACACAACGTGTAGGACTACGCCCATTAGACGAAGAATATATTCTCATGGGTATGGCAGCTTATGGTAAACCAAACTTAAAAAAAGAATTAAAAGAAATGTCTGACACATTAGTAAAATCATACAAAGACATTACTTTCAAACATAACTTGCACATGGGTGTAACTGATACTTTCTTAGAAGGTGCAGATGACATGGATATCGCATGTAGCGCACAACTAATTGCTGAACAGTTAATTACTAATGTTATCAGTAAAGCAAAAATGTTGGGTGGTAGTAAGAATCTTGTATATAGTGGCGGCGTAGCATTAAATTGTTTAGCAAATAGATTATTAGGAAATTTTTATGAAAACATTTGGATTATGCCTAATCCTGGCGATGCTGGTTCTAGTCTTGGAGCGGCCTGTCTTGGCTATAGTAAACGTGTTAATTGGACTAACGCTTTTCTCGGCTATGACATTAGTGGGCCTTATCCTACTAATCGTATACTTGATAGCCTACTCACTGATAAAATTGTGGGAGTCGCTAACGGACGAGCAGAGTTTGGCCCAAGGGCCTTGGGAAATAGAAGCTTACTTGCAGACCCTAGAGGAACAGAAATCAAGGACGCAGTAAATGAAATCAAACGAAGACAAAAATTTAGACCTTTTGCGCCAGTCATTTTGGAGGAATATGCTGATACTTATTTTGATATGCCTCGTGGTTTCAATAATAGTAGGTATATGCAGTCAATCGCCCGTTGTAGGGTTCCTGACTTATTTCCTGCTATCGTTCACCACGACGGCACTAGTCGTGTCCAGACTGTCCCAAAAGATGGAAGTGGAATACGAGAACTCCTTGAAAAATGGTACGTCTTGACTGGTTGTCCAATGTTATTGAACACATCATTGAACATCAGGGGCGAGCCAATGGTAAATGACCAAAAAGATGCGGATCGTTTTGAATTAATGTATAATGTTAAAGTTATATCATAAGTAAGTATCTATGTTAAGAGATGTATTTTATTACGGTAAAAAACCGAATGCCCACCCAAGAGAACAACACGCAATTGATTTAGCTGATGCTAGACAACAATCTACCACAGAACATTTTTGGATAATTAACGAACTATGTGATTATCGAAATTTTGACTGGGACTTTGATTTTGATTTCTTGCCTGACGAAGATGTGTGGGCACAAGAGCATAACAATGTATGGCCTAGTCAGCATCAAAAAGATAGCGGCACCTGGTTATGTAACACGGATAATACACACGCATTAACAATCTACCGCAATGATGTAGAACCGGTGATTCGCCGTAGAGAAAAATCAGACGCTTGGATATTAGTTGACTTGATTGATGAAACTAAGTTTGATTTATCATGGCATCCAGACCCAACGGATCCCCCATTCATTTACAAATGGGGTAGTAAGTTTATACCAGCACAAGTTCAAGCCTGCTTAGAATATCATACTCCTAAGGCTACTCAAGTTAAGTACATGGATCAGAATATTGAACTATTACCTAACATTGAATGCTGGAAAGAATATTATTCAATTGATAAAACTACATTTGACATGAGTTGGAGACCAGATCCAACAAGCCCTCCCTACATATATGTATGGGGTAACAAGTATATTCCCGGTGAATTAGAAGCAACTATTGAGTATCATTGTCCCGGTGCAACAGAACGCAAGTATGTGGATACTCTTGTTGACGTATTACCGCAGCAAGAACGATGGAATATAGTACAACAACCAAAATACTTTGATTACAGTTGGAGACCTGATCCACGTGAACCGGCATACATCTATGTATGGGGTAATAAACACATTGCCGGAGAACTAAAGTCCACGATTGAATATCACTGCCCCGGTGCAACAGAACGCAAATACATGGGTGACATTGAAGTAGAACCTGAAATGGATCGATGGAAAGTAATACAGGACATTGACAAAACTAAGTTTGACATGAGTTGGAGACCGGATCCGCGTGAACCGGCATACATCTATGTATGGGGTAACAAATATGACCCTGCTGAAGTTAAGCCTACTTTAGAATATACAGTACCGGGTGCTACTGATAAAAAGTACATGGGTATTGTAGATTTAGAACCAGAGTGGGATAGATGGAAAGAACATATACTTGTAGATAGAAACTCATTTGATTTTAGTTGGAGACCAGACCCCAACTTACATGAACTACCTTATATCTATGTATGGGGTAATAAATTTCACCCAGCTGAAGAAAAACCCACTGTTGAATATCACGTGCCGGGTGCTACTGAGTACAAGTACATGGGTATTGTTGATTTAGAACCTGAATGGGATAGATGGAATATAGTTATTCCTATTGATATGAATAGTTTTGATTTTAGATGGAGACCTGATCCTAATCTATATGAACCACCGATGATATATGTTTTTGGTAACAAGTGGAATGATAGTGCGACTGAACCAACAATAGAGTATATTGTTCCCGGCGCCACTGTTAAAAAATATATGGACTATCCTCTTGCTATACCTAAGATTGATATGTCACTATGGACAGTAAGCAACAACGATGACTTAGAAACATTTGACTTTAGTTGGAGACCTAATCCACATAGTCCACCTCAAATATATCAGTGGGCTGATAATGGTCCTCGCTATACTGTACCTGATGCGACAGAAGTAGTATTGATGGAACGTATTGAAAATACACAGAAATCAGAAGTTAATCGTTATAAAATTAAAACAACATTAGAAGAATTGATATTAGAACACCAAGATGAAGTGTTCTGGGCTATTAATCCTGACTTAAGTTATAGTAGATTTGATTTCAACTGGAGACCAAATGAAGAAAACTTTAGACACATAAATGTATTTGGTAACGAATATAGTAAGAACACACAAACTTACTATGTTAACGCACCATTGTACATGATGGGTCATAGAGAGTTTAACTATGTTGAGGATCAAAAAGTTGAAGTTGATAGTAACTTGAGCATGTTCTTTGTTGATAAGAGCAATGTAGAAAGCAAATATCGTTTTGAAGAACTACAAAAGCGTTATCCCAAGATCCAAAAGACAAGATACTTGAACAGTTGGGTTGACACTATCAATCGTTGTATCAATAAATCTGAGACAGAATTGTGTTGGATATTGAACAGCGAGCTAGATTACACTGGCTTTACATTTGATTATTATCCTAGCCCATGGCAACAGAAAATGGTTCATGTGTTTGGCACACAATGGAGTCACTGGGGAACTACATTCATGGTTAACAAAGAATCATTCCCTGAAGATACAAAGTATGTAAAAATTATAGAACACTTGAATAACCTCAATTTTGTCAAAACAAAACGAGCATTCGCAAGCAATTGTATATATGATGTGTACTTGATTGACTACGGTAACGACAGCACAGCTAACATTACTTCATTAATTGAAAACAAAACAAAGAAGAATGTCTACACCATTGAGTATGCTGGAGATTATTTGTCTACATTGAAAAATATGTTGTATGAGTTAGGTATCAAAAAGGATCACTATATCTGGGTATGTAGTTCTATTTGTGACTACACTAATTTTGACTTCACTTACATATGTGACCCCTTCTCATTAGAACAATTACATGTATTCCCCAGTGATAAACAAAAATACGGAGACACATTCTTTGTAAATGTAAATCGATTACGTACATTGGTTGAAGATTTAGATACATTAGAAAATATCGATAAGATTAACTTTAATCAACATCAGCAAGTAAAACGTTTACCTGCTCCTAGCTTTATAATTGAAAGTGATACACATGTCTCTGTTACTAATACTGATTTTGATTGGCCTTATGCTACGTTTGTTACGGCTGACAACAAAGAAATAAAAGTTGTTGACAATGAACCAATTAGCTTATGGTCAAAAGAATCTAAGAACATATTAATTACTAGCACCGGCGGAACACATATTATTGTTCCAAAAGAAGCTAAAGAGTATGTTAAAAATGAATTGTATGATTACCCATACATTGCTAAATCTAACAAACTAGCAACATCCCAGCCACTGGATATAGTCTTCCTAAGCAACGGCGAAACCGATGCCGACGAGAATTATGAACATTTACTGAACGTGACTAGGGGATTACCTAATAGAGTTGTTAGAGTTGATGGTATCAATGGTCGTGTACAAGCCTATCATGCCGCAGCAAAAGCAAGTAACACACCCTGGATGTTTACCGTGTTTGCTAAGTTGCGTATCAACAGTAAGTTTGATTTCTCATGGCAACCAGACAGACTGCAAGTTCCTAAGCATTACATTTTCTACGCAAGTAACCCAGTCAATGGTTTAGTATATGGTCACCAGGCTATGATTGCGTACAATAAACAGATTACATTAGGTAACATAGGTAAAGGTCTTGACTTTACATTGGATAGCGAACACGAAGTTGTTGAATTGAATAGTGGTGTAGCAAGATACAACACTGATGAATTTAGCACATGGCGTACTAGCTTCCGTGAAGTAATTAAGTTAAGACTAGATGATAGCCCGGTAAGCAAAGAAAGATTGAAAACGTGGTCGACCGTGGGTGTAGGTGACTTTGCTCAATATAGCATTCAGGGTGCCAAAGATGCTGTAGAATACTATGTCGAAGTTAACGGTGACATGGATAAACTTAAATTAAGTTATGAATGGTCATGGCTCAAAGATAAATTTTTATCCTCGACTAAATAATTACATCTACTCAGGAGAAACGTATGATAAAAAATATAGCAATTGCACTTACCGTAGCTGTCATGACAGTTGGTTGTGCTACCAACAAAGACTACCAGTTGTATGCCGAGACACAACAAAAAATTGCACAGGCACAGGCTATGTCTGACACAGCAAGATATGCGGCACTGGCAGAAATCGCCAAAACCGGTGATTCCGGCGCACGTGTTGCTGCCGTTATGAGCATCAATTTTGGATCACAGTCTGGAAATAGCCCTAGAGTTCAACAAGTTAATCCTCCAAAAACGTTTGGAGACACAGCACTACAATGGACCAGTGTATTATTGCCTAGCTTGACCAATATCTACGGTATCACTGCCAATCGTCAGGTTGCTGTTACACAAAGCAACAACGCGGCTGCTGTCGCAAAAAGCACTAATGACACATTTGCCACAATGAACGGCAACATGGCAACCTCTAACACTGCTATTGCTAATTCAGGATTTACAGCCGTTACCAACGTGGCTAACAGTGGACTAACTGCTGTAACTAATGTAGCCAACACAGGTATTGGACAAGTAGGTACCACTGCGGCGGCTGGATTAACTGCGGTGACTGCGGTAAATGCTAGTAGCAATACTGCTATTACTAATGTAGCCAATGCAGCCAATGCCAGTATCAAAGCAGTAGCAGACATTATTCCGCAGTTACAACCAAATGTAACTACAACGACTACAACGACAAATAACACTACACCGTAACATATCCAAAATAGTTGCAATCAACCATGTGTTATAGTATAATGTAAGTTAAGACTGTATGAAGTAGATAGAAACGGATTCAAGACGCGGGGGCAGTGCCCGCCAGGTCCACCAAAAGCATACTGGCATCTGGATGATGGGCCCGACGGGGTCAGTGGTTCAATTCCACTACAGGCAATGAGGTTCGAATCCTCACAGTGTGCTTTTGATGGGCCTGACACAGGATCGATTGGGTCAAGAGTATTGAAATGGACAGTCCGGCAATGTAGAAGCCGTTAGGATTGGGGGAACCCGGTCGAAGACACTAAAAAAGTAACCGCAAACGACTCACAGTTCGCATTAGCTGCCTAAACTCAGCTTAGGGTAAGACATACCTCGTAACAGAAACTCAAAATTGGCTCTTCGGAGCCTTTTTTCATGGATTTCTCACCAAGGATGTGATCCGGATCACAACCTTAGCCGGTATTAACCTTGACAGGGGTAGCAAAAATGCTATATACTTATTGAGTTATTTTTTATATATAAAAGGAAATTTATGACAACAACAATTACAATTAAAGATAAGCCGGTCAATGCGACATATCAAAATGTCACAGGCTTGACAGGTGGTTCAGGTGACGGCGCCGCATTTGATGTGACAAAGACTGACGGAGTTTACTCTGTAGTACTCGACTCATTAGCGGCAAGTGCAGGAACAGGTTATGTAGCAGGTGACACAATCACACTAGCTGGCACAGCATTGGGCGGCACAAGTACAAACAACTTAATCGTCACAGTTGCAACAGTTGGTACATTGGGTAAAGTTGCTACATTTGGTGTAGTAGGTACTGGTCGAATTGGTGATGGCACAGTTGACGTTCAAGTTGACGTTACTGGCACAACCGGCATCGATACTTACACAGCAGGTGGTGCTAGCACAGAATTTACAGTTACTAAAACTGCTACCGAAGTAAAATTAGCAAGCACATTAGTTTCTAATTTAGAAATTAAACTTGCTGACCATGAGCGTGTTGTATTCACAAACAAAGCTATTGCGTATGATGCCGCAGGTCGTGCAGGTGATGTATATGCATTATTAGCTGCCGCGCTTGGTACTAGTGATGTTACTAACGCATACAAAGGTATTGGTATTCATCTTGCAGATGCAGGTTGGACAAACAAAGAATTGGCAACAGCGTTACTTGCTACTGACACTTATAAAACTGATGCAGGCGGTGTTAGCAATGAAACATTCATTAAGCACGTTTACAAAAACGTATTTGGTACTGATGCTACATTGACACAAGTTACAGAATATACAACTTGGATGACTAATAGTAATCTAAGTCAATCTGATGTTCTAGTAGCCGCAAGTGAATTAGCCGCGTTTGAAACAACTATTGGTTTAGTTGGTTTAGCAACAACTGGTATTGAATACACTCCGTTCGTTGCGTAATCTATACTACTATAAAGAGGCACTTCGGTGCCTTTTTTGCCATGAAGCATATGTTATTGCGTAAACAACTAAATTATATGGGTAGTAAAAATCAATCTAAATATTAGTCTAGCCTGAGAAATCAGGCTTTTATTTAAAGGAAAATTATATGAAGAAAATCGCATTAGCGACATTATTAGCCGCAACAACATTGGTTGCAACTGCACAAGTATCAGTATCTGGTAAAATCAGCACATTCGTTGACAATACTAAAGTTGGTATTGTAAGCGCAACAAGTCTTGCTACTGATCCAACAAGCAACATCACATTTTCTGCCACAGAAAACATTGGTAATGGTTTGAAGGCACGTGTAGTATTAGACACTAGCTTGGCAGCTAATGATCCAACTGGTGGTGCTGATACTAAATTGGGCAACCGTCAATCTACGATTGGCTTGGCAAACAGTTTAGGCAGTGTTGACCTAGGTCGCAACCTACATAGTCACTTCTTAGCAATTACTAACAATGATGCATTTGGTACATTGTATGGTTCTGTTGCAGGTGACGTACACAATTTGCGTGGTCTACGTATCAGCAATGGTACATTCTTTGCATTGACACCAATCAAAGGTGTTACAGCAACATATGACCGTACCCAAACTGGTGCAGGTACAGAAGCAACTAGTTATAGCGCAAGCGCAAAATTACTAGGTGTTAATGCTGTAGTTGCTCAATACACCCAAGGTGTTGAGAAAAGCACGGTATATGGCGCAAGCGCAAAGTTGGGAAGCACACAAGTATTTTACACACGTAGTAATGATGAAGGTGCTGTAGCAAGTACGGGTGATTTGTTTGGTGCAAGCAAAGCATTTGGTCCAGTAACTGCAAAAGCTAGCTATGGTAAAACAAATACTAATGTTAAAGCTTATGCATTAGGTGCTGATTATAATTTTAGCAAGCGTACTCTTGTTGGAGTTAATTATCGTAATGTTGATGTTGCTGGTACAGCACATGACGTTAAACAAGTTGGAGTTGGTGTAACACACCGGTTCTAATCTCAATGAGATAAAAACAAAAGGCTCTTCGGAGCCTTTTTTTATTGACATAAATATCATACTATGTTACAATAACAATATGAAAATTCAACATGCAATCGATTGGAATCAAGTTAGTATTGACTTAAGTAGTCAAATGAAAGACATTGGATACAACCCGGACTTAGTTCGAATGCATTTGAATATTGGTAAAATGGTGACCGAGTTGAGTAAACTTGAGGTAACTATGCGTAGGACCGGCAAATACTCTATGATAGACGACAAAGTTATTGCAATAAACAAAGCAATCGATCACTTTGAAAAGCTACTGTTGATGGCAAATTTAATGAAATAAATTTGACAATAAATCACTTTGGGTATATAATAGAGTCTTATTCAGTTGAAAGGCATCTATGAAATTCAGTGCAAACGCAGTGAGTACTTTATACTTCAAAGTTTCAGTTAAGAAACGGCCCTATAGTAATGAAGAAATTTCACTACTGATTAGTGCAAGTGATTTCACTAAAACAAACGAAAAAGGTAAAGTAATGCTAGGTAAAACTCTTTATTTTAGAGAGTTGCCGCTAACGACAGAACAGTCTAGCATTGATGCAAATATCGCAAGTATTTGCAAAATCAACAACTTTTCAGTAGCCCAAGTGTTGTAAGAATACAACAACACAAATTTGACAATAAATCCAATGTCTGCTACAATACATGTATTGTTACACTTAACTCAAGGCGTATATAAGCACACATTGGGTCAGTTGATTTGACAATAAATCAATAATAGTGTACAATTCATCATCTTAACTTTTTTTACTAGGAGCATCTAATGGCATCGCAAGTTTCTGACAATCTGACAATCACCTCTGTACAAGCACGTAAAGCAATGCTTGCCGCATTCAAAGCAAAACGTCCCGTGTTTCTCTGGGGCCCTCCCGGCATCGGCAAATCTGAGGTCGTGCAAGAAGTTGCAGACGAACTCAAGGGTCACGTAATTGATTTGCGTATGGCTCAAATGGAACCTACTGATATTCGAGGTATCCCTTTCTTCAACAAAGATATCAACAAGATGGATTGGGCGGCACCTGTTGACTTGCCTGACAATGATTTTGCTTCACAATTCCCTATCGTTGTATTGTTCCTCGATGAAATGAACTCGGCTCCCCCAGCTGTTCAGGCAGCAGGTTATCAGTTGATTCTGAACCGTCGAGTTGGTAAGTATGTACTGCCCGATAACGTTGTTATCGTTGCGGCAGGTAATCGTGATTCTGACAAAGGTGTTACATATCGTATGCCGATGCCCCTAGCTAATCGTTTCTTGCACTTGGAAATGCGAGCCGACTTTACTGCATGGCAGAACTGGGCTGTGAACAAAGGCATTCACAAGGACGTTGTTGGTTACTTGAGTTTTGCTAAACAAGACCTGTACGACTTTGATAGTAAATCTGCATCACGTGCATTTGCTACACCACGTAGCTGGTGTTTCGTTAGTGACTTGCTTGATGATGAAGATGGTGTTGATACTGATACATTGTTCAACTTGGTAGCAGGTGCAGTTGGTGAGGGCCTTGCAGTTAAGTTTGCGGCTCACCGCAAGATTGCAGGTCGTATGCCCGAACCCTCTGATATCTTGTCAGGTAAAGTTAAGGACCTTGCAGTCAAGGAAATCTCGGCAATGTACTCATTGACTATTTCAATGTGCTATGAATTGCGTGATGCACTTGAAAACAAGAAAGTGGATAGTAAGAAGTTCCATGAAATGGCTGACAACTTCTTTAACTACATCATGGCAAACTTTGAGACTGAGTTGGTTGTGATGGGTGCTAAGATTGCGCTTAAGACTTACAAGTTGCCGATCGAGCCAAGTCAGTTGAAAAACTTTGACGAGTTTCACAAGAAATACGGCAAGTACATTGTACAAGCAGGCGAGTGATGATAATGGGTGAGTGTAGCAATATGCTCACCCTTGACAATAAAGCAGAAGTGTGCTACAATAACACATAAACACTAAAGGACTAATATGAGCGAAGTACTGAATCCCACTAAAAAGCGTAAGCGTAGTAAGAAACTAGAAAATCTTATTGGACCTACAGACCCTAAGGTCGATCACCTAGCACGTGAACGTTTGGTAACAGCACGTATTGGTCTGTTATTGCGGCATTCGTTTTTCGGTAATCTTGCTACACGGTTGACACTTATCAATGCAGACGAATGGTGTGCTACAGCGGCAACTGACGGTCAGAAGTTCTATTACAATAGCCGCTTCATTATGATGTTGAAGACTAAGGAAGTTGAATTCTTAGTAGCGCATGAGGTCCTTCACGTTGTCTATGACCACATGGGTCGTAGAGGTGATCGTGACCCGCAAATCTGGAACATTGCCGATGACTATTGTGTTAATGCCGACTTGAAACGTCACAAGATTGGTCAATTCATTACTACAGTACCTTGCTTGTACGAATCAAAGTATGATGGTAAATCGGCAGAAGAAGTATATGATGACTTGATGAAAAACGCTAAGAAAATCAGTATGGATGACTTGATTGATCAATTGCTTGACGATCACCTTGATAGCGAAGATGGTGAAGGCGACGGTGAAGATGGTACTGGTAATAAAAAAGGTAAGGGTCGACCACAACTTTCTGATGAAGAAAAAGAACGTATTCGTCAGGAAGTTAAGCAAGCAATTATCAATGCTTCAAGTACAGCCGAAGCTGGTTCATTGCCCGCAGGTGTTGAACGATTGATTCGTCAAGCTACTGACCCGGTCATGCCCTGGCGTGAACTGATTCAAACTAACTTGACAAGTGCAATTCGTACTGACTATAGCTGGATGCGTCCCTCACGTAGAGGCTGGCACATGGATGCTATCATGCCCGGCATGACTCCCGGAGAAGAAATTGATGTTGTCGTTGCGATTGACATGAGTGGTTCTATCAGCGATAAACAAGCACAACAATTCTTAGGTGAGATTGGTGGCATGATGGATTCGTTTGATGGTTACAAGGTCCATGTGTTTTGCTTTGATACTGAGGTGTATAACCCACAAGACTTCAATTCGGAGAACATGGATGGTATTGATACATATGAGCCTATGGGCGGTGGTGGTACTGACTTTGATGCTATCTTTGAATACTTGAAGAAAGTAGGCAATGTACCTAAGCGACTGATTTGTTTCACTGATGGTTATCCCTGTGGTAGCTGGGGTGATGCAGATTACTGTGATACGACATGGGTCATTCATGGTGATAAGAATCCTAATCCCCCATTCGGTACTTACGCAATCTATGATGAAAGATAATATAGTATGGTTGAAGTACTTGGATATGTGGTTTTAGGTATTATTTCACTTGGTGTGATTGGCGTTTTTGTTAAAATACTTGTATACGCCCTGGATACTGTTAATAAGAATGACGATTAAATCACATGAAGAAATCGTAATATACGAAAGCCCAGACGGTGGTAAGACGGTCTACTCACGCAAGAGTGGATCGTCTGATAGAACTATGATTAAAGAAAATACTAACCAACATTACATTGCTAAATGGTATGAGTGGAAAGAAATTCTTAAACTAGCAGAAACAGAACCTTCATTAGCAGACGCTATTAACAAAGCAGAGATAATATATGCCCTCGTTAAGAAAGAACAAAACTAAACACTATCTCGCTATGTGGGATAATCAGGGCCTTGAATGCTTGTATGATGTTGATTTGCATATGAACAGGTATAATGAATGGGAAAAACTAAAAGTTGTTGCTATTCTTAAAGAAGAAAAACTTCCAGATAATCCACCTGCGATCCCATTACAAATGATGCTATTACGTGCTAGAGTCAACAGTCAACGTGTGTATGAGATTTATGAATTCAATAGCACAATGGGATATAAAGAACTCACAGAAGTTTTTAATGATGACCCTCAACCGATTGTTGAATGGATTAGAGAAAACGGCAAAAAAGTTTACAGTGACTACGTTAAACAAAATAGAAAGATGATTGTATGATGCATATTGGAACTAGTTTAGGTAGATGTTTGCGTAGCATCCTATTAGGCGAAGTATCCGAGGATGATGTTTTATTGATTATTACTCGCACTATGACTGCTGATTTAGAAGAATTTATATTTATAGTAAAACAATACTACGATGAAGGTAATTATACATCACGTAATCCACAGGATTATGACCTTTCAGTCAAACCTTGGGAAGAAGTAGAAGCACTAGCAACACGATTGTACACTAGTGGCAAGATTCACCAACCTAGAAACTTTGCGACTTTGGGTAGTCAGTTCATCCACCCTGATCTAAACAATGATCTTTGGGTAGATGTATCTCCGAAGAATCGTAATAGCACGCCTATGGTTGTTGAAGCATATGAAAAGTATAAGATGTTGGATGCACTAACCAAATGACAGACTATGAAATTGATCCTGTCGTATGGTTTGCTGAACGACAACTAGATTATCCTCCAGTACATTTTGTTACAGTACATACTCCCTTGACCGAAGAATCAAGACAATGGGTACTGAATAAATTGCGTGGTCGGTTCGCTGTCACAATAGACACAACTGACTTTTTGTTTAACTTGGAATCATTAGGGTGCATCAGTTTTGAAGATCCTAAAGAAGCCACACTCTTTGAATTAAAATGGTCTTAAATAGGGTATACTCACTGCAATAAAAAATATTTGATTGATGAATATCAGTTAAATATCTTTATCATATATGATAGGAGATTATTATGTTTACACGACATGTAGGAAAACAAGGCGACCGCAAAGTTGCAGTAGTATTTCGGGAAGTGCCCGGAGAACCTCACATGTGTTTGGTTACCCATACCGAACTATTGAACCAGCACATACACGATCCATTAATTCAATGCATCGAAAGTGATATTGGGCAAAACAGCGAACACTTAGCAGATGCATTGAATCGTACTCACACTAAAGACGGTAGAATCATTCTTCAGGTATTACATGCCGAAGGTCAGTTGAAGAAAGTTCAAACAAGTCAAATTTTAATGACACCGTCACCAAATCAATCTATTCGTTTAGATGAATTGAATACAATTCTTGATGAAATGAAACAAGGTGAGAGTGCAGTTAAGCGTTTACAAGAACTAGACAATAGCCGCGGTATGCAAGACCCGGCTGACGTGGTTCGTAGAATGCGTGGCAATCAACCCGCACCAAAAGGTATACAAGCTTCAGGTGATGCGTTAGGTGATGCAACAATTGCACAAAATCTACGTCAACAGGCAGCTAAGATGGATGCAGAAGCTAAGGGCTTGCTAGCAGAAGCACAACGATTACAAAAAGAAGCCGCACAGTTAGAAGGCGTTACTGCTGAGACAACTAAACCAAAGAAAACTACAGCAAAGAAAACTAAAGTTAGTGTCTAATGTCACCAGAATTTATCGAAAAATGGGAACACATCCTTGAAGATGTTGAAAAAAATAAGATTCCTGTTCAATTTATTAAGAAGTTAATTATTAAACTTCAAGGTAAAAAACAACAGACTATCAATATCGCAAAATTCTTAGAACAAGGATTGGACCCAGATGAAATAGAAAACGCTGTTAGTCGCAAACTAGATGAACTAGATGATATGATAGTGAGTGTAGAATTTGTTCTCAACGTTCAAAGTATTGCAGACACCGTACAGCCAGAGACAGATAGACTATTAGGTAAACTCTAATATAGTCAAAAAGCCCTGATTACTCGGGGCTTTCCTCATTAATATGATACAATATAGCTATGAAACAATACTTAGATTTATTACAAGATATACTAGATAACGGAGAAATTAAAGATGACAGAACTGGTGTTGGCACACATAGTGTTTTTGGACGTCATATTCGCTTTGATTTGCGTAGGGGCTTTCCCGCAGTCACTACTAAGAAACTTGCTTGGAAATCTTGCGTCGGTGAGCTATTATGGTTTATTGAAGGCTCTAGTGATGAGCGTAGATTGGCAGAGATTACCCACGGTACAAGTGAAGGAAAGGTTACTATCTGGACCCCGAATGCAGAGGCATCGTATTGGAAGCCTAAAGCACAATTCGAAGGTGATCTTGGCCGAGTCTATGGTGTACAGTGGCGTCACTGGAACAAGTACTGTACAGAAAAAGACATGGGTGCGGCACACAAAGGTGGCACCCGCCTCGCTGTTGACCAAACAGAAGTCGACCAATTGGCAAATCTCATTAAAGGATTAATTGAAGATCCTAATGGGCGCAGGCATATTCTTAGTGCTTGGAACGTGAGCGAGTTAGACGAAATGGCATTGCCCCCTTGTCACGTTATGAGTCAATTCTATGTCAACAAAAATCGTGAACTTTCTTGCCATATGTATCAGCGTAGTGTTGATGTGTTCTTGGGCTTACCTTTTAATATTGCTAGTTATGCATTACTTACACATCTATTGGCACATCACTGTGGTCTAAAAGTGGGTGAACTTGTTATTAGTACAGGTGATACACATATCTACAAAGACCACATCGAACAAGTAAAAGAACAATTAACACGTGAAACATATCCATTGCCTACACTAATGTTGAATGCTTCAAAGACAAACATCTTTGAGATGACGATGGGTGACATACATTTAGAAAACTATCAAAGTCATGGCCCTATCAAAGCAACAATGGCAGTCTAAAGACGAATTTACTAGACCCAAGTATCAGGTACAACTATCTGATACAGGTGAAGAGATGGTAACTATCACTCACGTAGTTCAAACTATTAAAATGAGTGATGTAGAAGATCCTGATTTGTTGGTAGCACAACCTATATATGAGTGGCAACAAACAGAAGCGGGTAAGTGGATAATGGAAAATTCTAATCCCTCTCCCAGTTGGCATCGTAACCATGATATATACAACTATGGATACACATATCAAATTAGAGCATATCTAACACCTAAACAATTAACATTTTGGAAGTTGAAATACGAATGAAAATTTTAGTTACAGGCGGTCTCGGCCTTATCGGACACAACGTAGTAAATAAACTACAACAACAAGGTCACAATGTTGTCATTACTGATACTCGCACTACTTATGGTATTATTCCACAAGATGAAATCGATTATTTAATGGCTGAACGGCTAAAAAAGATTCAGCCAGGACAAATACATGCTATAGATATTGTTAGTGATAGTATTGATTGGTTGTTTGAAAGATATAAGTTTGATATGGTGATACATATGGCAAGCTTCCCTAGACAAAAAGTTGTTAATGCTAATCCTAGACTAGGAGCAAAAACAATGATGGAAGGCTTATTGAACTTATGCGAAGCAAGTAAAAAACATAATGTAAAGAAGTTCATTTACATTAGTTCAAGTATGGTATACGGAGATTTTATTAATGATGTGACTGAGGACTATGATTGTAAACCTCAAGGTCAATATGGAATTATGAAATTAGCAGGTGAACATCTTGTTAAAGACTATAGCCGTCGTAATTGTTTTAGTCACACTATTATTCGACCTAGTGCAGTGTACGGAGAACTAGATGTTGAAGACCGTGTGATTGCTAAGTTTATGCTGACAGCAATGCGCGGTGGTACATTGAATGTCAATGGTGCTAATGAAACATTAGATTTTACTTATGTAGAAGATGCCGCAGATGGTATCGTTGGTGCCGCACTATCTGATAATACAGAGAACAAAACATATAACATCACCAAGTCACACAGTAGAACATTACTTGATGCCGCAAACTTAGCAGTTAAGTGTGCAGGTAAAGGTACAATCAATGTCAGGGACAAAGACGCAGACTTCCCAAGTCGTGGTGCATTAAACATTGATGCGGCACGTAAAGACTTTGGATATGATCCTAAAGTAGATGTAGAAGAAGGCTTTGAAAGATATTATGAGTGGTTGTGTACCAGTATATATTGGAATTCAAAAATATGAAAATCCCAATCAAAGTAGAAAGAGCCACTGCTACAAAACATAAATTTATTGAGTGGATGATCCATGATGTGTGCAACTATAATTGTAGTTTTTGCTGTAATGAAAATAAGGCAGGCATCAATCGGTGGACCACAATAGAAAAATACAAGGAATACGCCGACAAGATAATATCACAATGTGATGGTAATCCATTATGGATACAATTCACAGGAGGCGAACCAACATTATTTCCTGATCTATTGGAACTGATGCAATATGTAAAAAATAAAGGTGCGTATGTAAGTTTATTAACTAATGGATCACGAACATTAAGATGGTGGGAAGAATTAAAACAAGGCAAATGTTTAGATAATTTAATGTTGACCTATCATCCTGAGCAAACTAATGACTATATACATGCCGCTAACGTGTTAAACTTATTTCATTACGAAGAAACTAGTACATCATGTTTAATAACTCATACTTATTCAGTGTTTGATAAATCTATTATAGCCAGAGATTATATGCGACAACACACCGGAGCTTACATTATTTACAAAGCAATGAAGACTGAGGACATGGAAGTGTTTTCTGAATATACAGTAGAGCAATTGAAAGAAGTAATGATTCCTAGTTTTGCGGGTGACAAAATTGATTCAAAGGTTAAACCTAAAATACCAAGTGACTGTAAATTAAGTGATTTTATGAAAATATCGTACAATAATGGAATTAAAGAAGTGGTTAGTACTCAACACTTACTGAAAACAAAACAAAACAATTTCAACGGATGGATGTGTAACGTAGGAATGAATACTATACGAATAGCTAATAATAAATTTTATAGGGGAATTTGCGAAGAAGGTGGAATACAAGGGTCACTTGACGGTGAAATTAAATTTAGCACTCAGGAGATACGATGTACTAAAAATAGGTGTTATTGTGACACCGATTTGTTCACTACTAAAACACGATGAATATACTTCATTTTGGTCTAATAAGACAGTATAAGAATATCGGTGAAGAGTTGCTAGATGCAACTCACCGTGTCCTTAAAGATGGACAACTTGTAGGTGGACATTATACACACTCGTTTGAAGAATGGTTAAGGCATCGCACTAAAACAAAGTATGCTGTCACAGTTCATAGTGGTACACAAGCATTAGAGATTATTGCAAGATATAAGAAAAAGAAACACTTAGAGACATTTAAAAATACTCCCAAGATTCTAATCCCCAATCTAACTTATCCTGCAACATTAAACTCAGTATTAAGTGCTGGATGGGATGTTGAATTAGTTGACACTGATAAGAATGGTATTATTGACGTAGAGAATAGTCTTAAAGGCTACACATGCGTTATGGGATATGCTGGCCGCAAGCCGTGGCCTATTGCAGGATATGCTAGCGCAAATGCAGTGATTGTAGACGGAGCACAACACTGGTTAGTATGTGACGGTGATGTGGGTAGCGGTATGTCTATCAGCTTTGACCCTACAAAGAATCTACCTAGTTCAGGTAACGGTGGTGCTATTGTTACAAATGACGAACAACTATACTTGTTTGCCGCAACACATAGAGATAATAACAAGCCTGCATTCCATGATGTAGGAACTAACAGTAAGATGAGTGAACAAGATTGTGCTCAGATATTAGTTAGAGCAAAGTACATAGATGAATGGCAAAAGCGTAGAGGTGAGATAGCAAAGTATTGGTGTGATGCGTTCAGAGACTTACCATTGACTTGCTTATCTGATACAAAAGACCCTCACGCACATCAAAAGTTTGTAATATACTTACCTGATCGCAATAGTTTACATACTCATTTACTGACTGATGGCATTAATAGTAAAATTCATTATAATTATGTACTAGGTGATTTACCAACTACAAAGAATTTATCAAAGCCTGACTTACTTTCTACTAGCGTAATGCTTTCTAGGGGTGTATTAAGTTTGCCTATTTACCCTGAATTGACTGATATAGAAGTGGACTATATAGTAGATAAGGTTAAAGGATTTTATGTTCCCGATTGAGGTAAAATTAGTCAACCCGCATACTTATAACTTAGTTGAATGGATGTTAGGTAACGTCTGTAACTATGATTGTAGTTTTTGTCATATTGATTCTAAGTCAGGTGATAAAAAATATTTAGATATTAATGTATACATCAACACTTGTAGGAAAATTATTGAAGAAAGCGGCGATAAGAAAGTTTGGTTCAAGATAACAGGTGGCGAACCTACATTATATCCAAATCTTATAGAACTACTATCTTATATAAAAAGTACAGGAAATTATACATATCTAGTGACAAACGGTTCTAGAACGGTACGTTGGTGGGAAGAACTTAAAGAAGCAAATTGTATTGATCTTATTGCTATTAGTGTTCATCCGGAACAACACGCCGATATATCACATATTATTGAAGTTGTTAACATGTTTGATGATACACCTACATTGACGATTGCTAATATAACATGCCCGGTAAAATATTTTGCCGATGCTGTTAATGCATTTGATGAAATCTACAAAAATTGTAAAGCAATAGTTAGCTTGATTCAGATAAACGACGGAACCAATATGTCGGCATATTCACCTGAACAGATAGAAATTTTGTTATCCCATAGTGTTAAAAAAACACCTACATTACACACTAAGCCTGTGAGTAAAATACCAGTAAAATATAGATATAATTCGGGTATGTTAGAATATACATATGATGATGGCTCTACTAAAAGAGACTATAGTATAAATTTTGTTAAAAGAGGTGAGGATAAATTTTACGGATATACATGTGATGCTGGGAAGAATTTTATACGAATATCACATGATACTATCCAACGTGCAGTCTGTGGGGTAGGTGAAAGATGGTCTATATATGATGATAAAATGTTTATGTCAGAATCAGTAAAATGTTCAAAATTAATTTGTAGCTGTACTTTGGATTTAATACAGACTAAAAAGTATAAATAAGGGTACTATGTGGATACTATCAATACTACCCGACGCCGCAATACATATAATCTTTGGATTAGGTATTTTGGGCACAATCGCAGGATTCGTCCTAGGATTCATTCCTTTTGTCAAAACCTATAAACTAGCAATACAAGTCATTAGTTTGCTTGTTCTAGTATTTGGTGTCTATCTTGAGGGAGGTCTAGCTGACTATAAAGAGTGGGAACTCAGAGTCAAAGAGATGGAAGCTAAAGTAGCCCAAGCCGAGGCTAAGTCTAGTGAAAAGAATATAGAAATACAAGAAAAGATTGTAGAAAAGACTAAAGTTGTCCGTGAAAAAGGTCGTGATATTATCAAGTATGTTGATAAATGGAATACAAAAGAAATAATTAAAGAAGTAGAAGGTCCTGAAAGAATTAGGAGAGAAGAAGTTATCAAGTACATTGAAAACTGCCCTGTACCTAAAGAATTCATAGATTTACACAATCAGGCCGCTGAGTTGAATAAGGCTGCGGAGGCAAAGAAATGAAATATCTATTAATTTCATTATTTTTTATTGCAGGTTGTTCTACTACAGTTCCTGTCACTCAAAAGTTTCCTAATGCTACACCTGAACTTATGAAGAAGTGTGAAGACCTCAAGAAGATTGAGGGTAACACCGTGGCGATTACTGAGATGTTGAAAGTAATCGTTCATAACTATACATTATATTGGGAATGCAGTGCTAAAGTAGATGGGTGGCAAGATTGGTATAATGCACAAAAGAAAATTTATGATGGTATTGCAAAATAGTAGCATATTATTAGCATTGTGCTATATCATATAGCAACCTAACAGTTGGCTTGATAATAGATAAATACTGTATCTAGGGATTTTTATGACACAGCAAATCATTGATACGGGTGCAGTACCAAACGACGGTTCAGGTGATCCGTTACGCCAAGCCTTTGATAAGATTAATAACAATTTTGCAAACTTGTTTGCGCTAGCTCCCACAGCCAGTGTCGAGTTAGTTGACCCCAACCAATTCTCTGACGGTGACTCAAACACTACTAGTTCAAATTTCTCTGGCAATATTACTATTAATGCCAACAATATCTATTTAGGTTCACAGTTATCTACTATACAATCAGATCCTACTGCGTCAATGTTAACATTTACGCAACCAATTGGACCTTATTACAACCAAGAATATATTAATGTAGGTGCTACACCTAACGATGGTCAAGGTGACCCACTACGCACTGCATTTGAGAAGATTAATAATAACTTTAGTAACTTGTTCTATGTTGGAACTGTTACATCTAGCACTTACAGTATTGGACTAACACCTAATCAAGTTATCTTTGAAACTCCTGCTAACATGTTTTCACAAGCAAGTTTTCAAATTAGATCCAGTGATACAGGAACCCCTGATAGTCAAGATATCACGATTACTGCACAAATATCTAATGACAGTGCGAATGTAAAGTATACAGGTTACGGAACTACTTTCTTTGGTAACGCATTGACACGCTATAACATGGATGTGTTTGGTGGTAATGTTCGTCTAATGGTTAATCCTATTGTAGACCAAGTGTTACTACACTTTATTTCAGCACAAATAACCTTTGTTGGTGATACCGAAAACGGATTAAATATTGCATTAGATGGATATACTGATTCAGTAATGGATACCGAAGATGAATTTGAAATAACCACTGAAGCAAGTTAATATGAGAGCTAAAGAATTTATAACCGAGCAAAAGCTACAGGATGTGCATGATGGATTAGACATAGCAGATAAGTCACTTCCTAATACTTATATTATACCCTCATTACAAAATCAAGATTTTTATGAGTTATATAGATTTGGTGTAGCAATTGCAGCCGTAAGAGGTGAGAGTGGAATTAAAGACGGAGTCCAAAATGGCAATGAACCAGAGTTTAGAGCGACTAGTAGTTGGGGTGAAAATCAAATTGTTAGTTCGATGGATTCTGGTGTAGGTGAATTAATTGATAAAGCATTGGCTAAGATAGGTAAGTCTGGTAAAAAATCAGTCAGTAGCCCTAGTAGTGATGAGATGGATGATACACTAACACAATCACCTGTAAGAGCCTTTAAAGGATATAAAAGATAATGAGAGCAAGTGAATTTATATCCGAAGCTAAGGTTGGTAAAATATCTAAACAGCAACAACAATCTACCCGCGGTTTAAATATTTTTTCAAAGAAAATAGACAGCTATGATAGACAATATGATTTAAATCGTTTAATGATGGCTGTAGCAAGTAGCGATGGAATAAACCCAATCAACATGCCTGCTGAAAGTTGGGTAGGTAAACACAACACTGCACATCCTTACACTAAAGAAGAACAAGATATGCTTAAGCTAGCATATAAAGCTGCCGGTTTAGAATATATAGATGTAAATAATGGCGATATGGATAGTGAAGAACTATCTGATACAAATGCTCAAAGCATAGTTAAACCCTTCAAAGGTTACAAAAGAAAATAATTTCATTGTCAGTTTTGAGAATAAGTAATTATATCAAATTACAGGAATCTCAATGATTGACATTAACAACACCCTCGACTTAATCAAATTAAAATTCTACAATGAATGGTTGTATACTGCTCATATCTATGATGAGGGCAATAGTCCGATGCATGAAAATCTCACTAAACAGGTTATTATAAAATACATAGATCCGCTAAATTTACCCAAAGATGCTAAAATCTTAGATTTGGGTTGTGGCCCTGGCTATTTCTTAGATGGAATGAAAGAGCGTGAATATACAAATGTTACCGGAGTTACATTAAGTCCTGGCGACATTCAAATCTGTGAAAGTAAGGGTCATAAAATTGCAAAATATGATTTGAGTTTTATCCCACAAAAAGACGGATATTTTGATGAAAGCGTTGACTTCATTTTCTTACGTCACGCATTAGAACATAGCCCATATCCTATCTTTAGTTTAATGGAATACAATCGTCTATTGAAACAAGGCGGCAAACTTTATATTGAAGTTCCTGCTCCCGATTGCGACCGTAGACACGAATGGAATTTAAATCACTATAGCATTCTAGGACAAAATCAATTGGCAGCATTGATAACACGATGTGGTTTTAATATTGATGTGTTCAATAATCTAGAGTTTGATATTCAAGGTAAGAATGAGCAGGGTGAGGACTATGTAGCAAAAGAGAAGTTCTACTGTATTATGGTCACTAAAGCTAGACCATTAGACATTAAATAATAAAAAACGGCTCTGCCGTTTTTTTGTGGATATAAATACTCACTATGAGTAATGCACCTTCACTAGTAAAAAATCCTTATACTAAAACAGTTTTCAAAACTGACAAAGAACTACAGGATTTTATTAAATGCTGTGACCCAGACACAGGTTATCTATACTTTATGGATAACTTCTTTATGATACAACACCCTACTAAAGGCAGTATGGTCTATCATCCGTGGGCTTATCAAAAACGATTGATTGAAACATATCACAACTATCGTTACTCTATTAGCTTGATGCCACGACAGAGTGGTAAATCAACATCAGCCGCAGGATACTTACTCTGGTACGCTATGTTTGTGCCAGACAGTACTATCTTAGTTGCGGCACATAAGTATACAGGTGCACAGGAGATTATGCAACGTATTCGTTATGCATACGAAAACTGTCCTGATTATATTAAAGCAGGGGTTACAACATACAACAAAGGTTCATTAGACTTTGAGAATGGTAGCCGTATTGTTAGTGCTACAACAACTGAAAACACGGGTCGTGGTATGTCTATCACACTATTATACCTAGACGAGTTTGCGTTCGTTAGACCAAGTATTGCTAAAGAATTCTGGACAGCTATTACTCCTACATTATCAACTGGTGGTAAAGCAATTATAACAAGCACACCAAACAGCGATGAGGATCAGTTTGCGTTCATATGGAAAGGTGCTAACAAGACTGAAGATGATTTTGGTAACACCACTGAAGTGGGAGTTAATGGGTTCAGAGCATATAGAGCACATTGGAGTGAACAGCCCGGTAGAGATGACAAATGGGCAGCCGAGATGAAGTCACAACTTGGTGAGGATCGTTTCAACCGAGAGATTGGTTGTGAGTTCATTATTGCTGATGAGACATTGATTAATCCAAACACACTAATAGCTATGGAAGGCATTGAGCCGGTAAGTCGCATCGGACAAGTTCGGTGGTACGATAAGCCTACCAAAGGTAATATTTATTGTGTAGGATTAGATCCAAGTCTTGGTACAGGTGGCGATCCAGCCGCTATTCAAATCTTTGAAGCAAATACTACTAAACAGATCGGCGAATGGAAGCACAATAAAACCGACATTCCAAGTCAAATCAAATTATTGTCTCAGATTAACAAATACATAGCAGAATGCACCGGAGAACCTAACAACATCTATTACAGCATTGAATGTAATGGTATCGGTGAAGCCGCAATCGTGTCATTAAACGAATATGGAGAGTCGGGTATTCCAGGCATCTTTATCAGTGAAACAGGCAAAGGTCGTAGAGGATTCAATACAACTAACAAGAGCAAATTAGCAAGCTGTGCCAAATTCAAAACGTTAGTTGAAAGTAAGAAAATGACCATAAATAGTCGTAGTCTTATCAGTGAATTAAAAGCTTTTGTAGCACACGGTGGCAGTTATGCGGCTAAAATTGGTGATACAGATGACTTGATTATGGCTAGCTTATTAGTAACACGTATGTTACAGCAATTAAGCGATTACCACTTTGATTTAGAGAATCAGATACGTGACCACGATGAATTTGTCGCTCCTTTACCGTTCTTTGCGGTGATGAGCTAAGACAAAAAAGATAAATACTATTATGCCAAAAAACACAGAATCATTAAACCGCACCTTATTTGAACTATTGCATAGTAAAGGTCTAGATCCTACTATGTTAAGCACTTCAGGTAAGGAAATTCCAACACCAGAAGAAGCAGAAGTTTTCCAATTCAACTTTGTCAAAGACGGAGAAGATTATGGAACAGTCACTATTTCTATTGACGGTTTACACAAGTTAACAATCTATTTTAGTGATGAGGTTGCTAATAGTGAAAAAGAAGAATCAGAGTCTGATGACGTATCTTGGTATCAATTATTAAATCAATTGAAGAAGTTTTCACAAAAATATCAATTGAGTTTTGAATTACGTAATGTAAGCAACTTAAAGCATGACATGGCAAAGAGAGAATATATGAAGAAAAAAGAATCAATCGCAGAAGGTTACTACCCAATGGGTAAAAAAGCAAGCTACAGTGATGCTGTACCTAGCGTAAAGATTGTGTTACAACATAGTCGTCAAATTGAAGAAGGCGAACAACGTTATCGTAACGTAGAACGTATCTTCTTAGAGAATGAACAAGGTGAAAGATTCTTAGCACCAACTACAAGACCCGGCATTGCACGTGTATATGCTAGACATATTGCAGAAGGTGGTAAGCCACATGATGATCGTTGGAATCATATTGGTAGCTTGTGTGAAGAATATTCAAAGATGGCAGGATTTGTTCGTGCTACTTGTAATGGTCAATTTACAGAATCAACACAGAAATTGATTGCTGAAGGTATTAATCATTATCAAGCATTGCGTGAGAGTCTAGGTAAACTAGCTGGTCACCGTGGTTACAATGCATACTTTGAAAGTTGGACTCCTCCATTAATGGAAGATGACAGCGACATGAGCAATATCAATGAATTGTTTGTACAAGAAACAGTTGATCCACGCATTGAATCAGTAATGCCTATCTTATCTAAACTACAGAAGAAGATTAGTGAAATGTCAGAAGTTAACGAATTGAGTGAATGGGCAGATAAGTTAATTGAAGGTGATGAAGATATTGCAGACAACGAAGCATCTGACGATATCGACAATGCCGAATCAGAGTTGACTGAAGAAGAAAGTCTAACAAGCAATAACCCACAAGGTGTACCTGAAGATGAGTTAGTGCAGGAAGGTAAACCGAGCAAAACAGTTTTAGCAATGGCATATCTAAAAGCAGTAGTCATGGCTCCTACTGGAACACCAGAGAATGAAAGAATAAGAAATTGGCAAGAGGAGCTAGAAGACGAATTTGATATCGAAATGGACACCGCTACTCTTGCTCAAATGCTGCCACAATTTGATAGTATGCTACAGGCAGGCAAACTTGACAAATTACAAAATCGAATGGCTAGTCGTGGCGAACTTGAAATAGGCGAGAGTCAACACGGTGTAGAAGAAGGTATCTTGGATACAGTTAAGAAAGTCGGCGGTAAAGTGTTAGATAAATTAGGTCACGGAAGTGATGAAGATTTACTAAAAGACTTGCAAAAGAAAGCAGGAGTTCGTGGTCCTAACCACGGTAAGCCAAGTATGGCACATAGTGATGTTGAGAAGCGTACTGACGAAGTTGACATGGGTCAAGCCGACAGTTCATTGAGAAGTGAACCAAAACAAAGTAATGATAAAATGGATCACTTCACTGCGTTAGGCAAAGCATCAAAGAAAATGGGACATGACCATTATATGGATGTACCTGATGACAAACTTGAAGCACTTAAAGCAATGGTTAAGAGATTCAGAGCCGGTGAAGAAGTTGACGAAAGCGCATTACAAGCATACATAGGTGACAAGAAGTACGGTAAAGATGGTATGGATGCACTACGCAAAGCTGGACAAGAAGATGCTAGCGAAAAAACAATGCAAAACATTCGTGCTGAGTATAGCAGTAAAGAAGAACCTGTAAAAGAAGATGAGTTTGCAGGTGACTATGCTACCGGTGAAGCAGGTCAATGGCGCAACAAAGGACCTAAAGCTAACAAGCCAGCAACAATTGGTGACTTAGTTGGTGAGAGCGACGGTGAATCAACTACACACAAAGGTGGCAAAGTTGCACACAAAGACGGTGTGACAAAACATCAATCGGGTCCGGGAACATACGGTGGATATGATGCTAGTACCCATCCTGACAGCCCGGAAGAAAAACATAAACAACGACCTGGAGCAAAAACTGGACACAGTACTGACCAAATTCAGAAATTTAAATTCAGTGAAGGTCAAGATGATTTAGATACTATCAGAAGATTAGTGAGAAAATAATGCGTATTGATGAAGTTGTTCGGGTACAGAATCCAATGGGTGGTGACTACAAGTCACAGCTTGATAGAGATCGTGCCGCAGCCGCAGTAAGGGCGCAACGTCAAGCAAATAGAGAAATTCCTAATCGAGGGCCTGTAGCTGGTGCAAAATCTGGTACTGACCCTCAAAGTGGTATGTTCACTCCAGGAGCAGTCACTACTAAATCTTATAACAATGCATTGACTAAACAGTTTGCAAGACCTGCAGGCCAGGGTAAGAGTTTAGATATAATGGGCAACCCATTAAAGCAACCTGCACAACGAAAAATTGAACCTGCAACACAACAACCACAACAACCAACAACGGCTTCTACTACACCAAATTGGGTAGGTCAGAATACTAATGTACCTGCTGTACAGCGTAAACAACAATCACAACCACCAGTACAACAAACTACACCACAACCGACAACGCAGCCAGCGGCCCAAACAACTGCGACTGCTGGAACCAGCGCACCCGCAACTGCTCCTACTCCTACTTCTACTACTTCTGCGACTGTACCACAAACAACGGATCGCCCTAACCCATATATGACGCCTCAGGCTAATACAACAAGTGAACCCGTACAACCAACTCAGACCGTACCAAGTGAGCCAGTTAAGATCGGTGGACAAAAATTAAATCCAAATGATCCTGCTGATGCAAAGATGTTGCAAATGATTCAAAAACAATTGCCGCAAATGCCCACACCACAAGTGGCTGCTGTAAAGCAAGTAGCAGACAAAACACTTGCTACACGCAGACGAAACAAGCCAAAGAAACGATTCTAAAAGGGTAAATAAACCGCATAAAAATACGCGGTTTCCCATATAAGGCATAAATACTATTGACATGAGAGTAAAGTACTGCTATACTTACACTTGTGTTAGTCACTAATAGGTAGTGGCGAATATTAAACAGAGACCATCTCAATTTATATAAGGAAAATTAATCATGGCATCATTAGCAGACATTCGTGCTCGTATCGCGGCACAAGAAAACAAAACAAACAACAAGGGTTCTAACACCCAATCTGATAACTCAGTTTACGCACACTGGAACATGGACGAAGGCACTACTGCTAGTATTCGTTTCTTGCCCGATGGTAACTCAAAGAATGATTTCTTCTGGGTTGAAAAACAAATTATCAAACTTCCATTCAATGGCGTTAAGGGTGATCCTAACGTTAAGCGTATTGAAGTACAAGTACCATGCGTAGAAATGTACGGTGACAACTGCCCTATCTTGGCAGAAGTCCGTCCTTGGTACAAAGATGAGTCATTGAAAGAAATGGCTAACAAGTATTGGAAGAAGCGTAGTTATCTATTCCAAGGTTTTGTTCGTCAGAACCCACTTGGTGATGACAAGACTCCTGCGAATCCTATTCGTAGATTCATCATCAGCCCACAAATCATTCCAATCGTTAAAGCTGGTTTGATGGATCCAGAGATTGAAGAATTGCCAACAGACTTCTTGCGTGGTCTTGATTTCAATATTAAGAAAACAAGCAAAGGTGGTTATGCAGATTACTCTACAAGTAACTGGGCACGTAAAGAATCTCCTCTCACTGAAGCAGAACAAGCCGCTATTGAAGCACATGGTTTGTTTAACTTAGCTGACTTCTTGCCTAAGAAGCCCGGCGAAGCAGAATTGCGTATCATCAAGGAAATGTTTGAAGCATCAGTTGATGGTCAACCGTTCGACAACGAACGTTGGGGCGCATATTATCGTCCTTGGGGACTAGAAGCACCAGCAGGTGCTACGGCTAAAACAACTGCGACTACTGAAACCAGCGCACCCGTAGCAACACCCGTAGCAGAAACTTCTACAGCACCTTGGGATGATGAAGCATCTACAACAGCATCGGCTCCGATTGAAGTTCCAAAAGCAACTTCAACGGATAAGGCACAAGACATCCTAGCGATGATTCGTGCTAGACAAACTAAGTAATACTTATTGGATAGGGAGCAATGCTCCCTTCCTTAGGAACCACGATGACACTACCAGACGAACGCTACCGCGCCATTAAGCAAGGTAAAAAATTGTTGGAGGAACTATGCGACCCAGGTCGTACACCCAGAGTGCCTAGCATCATTAGAGATAGAGCTAGAGGCGCACTAAGACATTTCCCTCAAGATTGGGAAATCGATTCAATGGCAGAAAAATGTCCAGACATGCTAGACAAGCAACCATTTAGCGTGTATACTAATGGTATGCACAAATAACAAGGAGAATAACATGGCAAAAAAATTAAACAAACTATCAAAAGTAAATGAATCATTTACAATCAATCGTTACGATAACGGCTACATGATTGAAGTCGGTGGAAGAGACAAAGAAAATGATTGGAAGAACTGCAAAGTTATGTGTGCTACTGAAGCAGAACTCTTTGAAGTAATCAAAGAAGCACTCAGCATGGAAGTGGATAATTAAAATGGGAAAACCTTTTGACAT